ACCGGCGATAGTGGCGCAGCATCCGCCACCGGCTGGAGTGGCGCAGCATCTGCCACCGGCGAGAGGGGCGCAGCATCCGCCACCGGCGAGAGGGGCGCAGCATCTGCCACCGGCAAATGCTGTGTGGCTATGACCACCGGCGTTTGTGGCCGCGTAATGGGTGAGCTTGGAAACGCTATTGTGTGCGTTGAGAGAAATACCAATGGTGATATTGCTACTATTTTGGCTGGCATTGTGGATGGTGAAACGCTGAAACCCGGCGTGTGGTACACCGTTAAGAACGGCAAGTGGACGGAGGTGTAGCGATGAACCGACTGAAGGAACGGCGGTTGGAGCTGGGGCTGACGCAGGAGGCGGTCAGCGGCATTCTGAAGCTGGCAGACGCACGGATGGACGTGAGCATGGTGAGCCGGTTTGAAAACGGCGTGTGTCTGCCCACGGAGGAAGTCACCGAGGCGCTGGAGGCGGCGCTGCGGGCAAGCAGGGCGTATCTGTTCGGCGAGGACAAGAAAGCGGAATTGCCCATGCGGACGGCGGAGACGGAGCGGATCGCCTGTCTGATCCCAAAGGGGCGCAGGAATGCCATCAGCCGGGAAGACCTGGCGGCGGCGCTGCACGCCACGGACCGGAAGATGCGAAAGGCCGTGGCCGAAGCCAAGAAGCAGGGCGTGATGATCTGCAACGACGGGGACGGGTACTACCAGAGCGACGAGCTGAGCGACCTGTGGCGGCAATACAGGCGGGAGACGGCGCGGGCTATGTCCATACTCAAGGCGCGGAAGCCCATGCGGGAAGTGCTGAAAGCGGCTGGGAGGCCGGTATGAGCGTGTTTGACTACAAGGAGCCGCGGGCGGAACCGAAGCCCTACAAGGTGCCGCGCTGCCCGGTTTGCGGCGAGGAAACCGACACCCTGTACAAGAATATTTACGGCGAAACCGTGGGATGCGATGTGTGCATTCGAACGGTGGACGCATGGGAGGAAAAGAAATGAGCTTGAGTTTGTATCACATTGACCAGGCGCTGGAGGCGCTGATCGACCCGGAGACTGGGGAACTGCTGGACTACGATGCGTTTGAGCAGTTGCAGATGGACAGGGAGCACAAGATTGAGAACATGGTGTGCTGGTCCAAGAGCCTGGACGCGGAGGCAAAGGCCATCCGGGACGAGGAAAAGGAGCTGGCGGAGCGCCGCCGCACGATGGAGCGCAAGCGTGACCGGCTGCGGGGCTACGTTGACCGGGCATTGGACGGGCACCCCTTCCAGACGGCAAAGTGTTCCGTTATCTACCGCAAGAGCACGGCGGTTGAGATCACCAACATGGAGGAGCTGGTGCGGTGGTGCATGGACAACGGCTATGACGGCAAGGTGACGTATGCCGCGCCCACGGTGGCCAAGAGCGACATTGCACCGCTGTTGAAAGCCGGTGTTGCGGTGGACGGTGCGGAGATCGCCGAGCGGATGAACATGGGGGTGAAGTGATGGAGAACCTGGCTATCTATAACGCGGTACGAAGCGTGCCGGACAGTGCCAAAAGGCAGATCGGCGCTGGCCGGTTAAAGGGCAAGACGGACATCAACCCCATGTGGCGGCTGAAGACCCTGACGGAGCAGTTCGGCCCCTGCGGCATTGGCTGGAAGTACGTCATCACAGACAAGCGGCTGGAACAGGGCGCAAACGGTGAAGTGGCCGCGTTTCTGGACATTGACCTGTTTGTGAAGGTAGACGGCGCATGGTCGGAGGCTATTCCCGGCACAGGCGGCAGCGCGTTTGTGGCGAAGGAAAAGAACGGCCCTTATACCTCTGACGAGTGCTTCAAGATGGCACTAACGGATGCTATCTCCGTGGCCTGTAAGGCGCTGGGCTTTGGCGCGGACGTGTACTGGGAGGCGGACAGGAGCAAGTACGACAAGCCTGCACCTGTAACATACCCTAAAGGCACTGTCATCTGCGAGAGCTGCGGTATGCCCATTAAGAGCGTGACGTGCCAGGGCATTAGGTATTCCCCGGATGACATCTCCGACAGAGCGCTGGACAGATACGGAAAGCGGCTGTGCTGGGGCTGCATGAAGGCGGCCAACGCAGCGGAGAAGAAGCATGAGTGACCTGGTAAATGACATCCGAGACAAGAGCCGGATGTTGGACGTGGCCATTACGGAGCTGAAACGGCGTGGGCAGAAATATGCGGAGGCCGAAAAGGCGTACCGGGTAGCTCTGGCCAAACAGATACTTACAGAACGCGACAACGGCGTGCCGGTGACGATCATTTCTGACATCTGCAAGGGCAAGGCGGAGATCGCCGCGCTTCGGTTTGAGAGAGACTGTGCAGAGGTGGTATACAAGTCCGCTATGGAGGCCATCAACTCCATGAAACTGCAAATACGGTTGCTGGACAACCAGCTGGACAGAGAGTGGGGTGCGGCGAAATGAACAAGCTGCACATACAGCCCTGCTGGACGTGCAAGAAGTGCTACGGCGACTGTAGCTGGTCGAGGAAGGCCCCGGAGCCGGTGCCCGGATGGGATGCTACGCCTACGGTGAAGAAAAAAGGAGGCCGCAAGGCGGGCATCATGCACAGCTACGCCATGCACAGCTGCCCGGAATACGAGTGGGACGGGACGGAGGAAGCGCATGGAGAGTAAGAGATGCTTTTTGTGCGGGGCGACCGGCGGGGCGGACCCGCTGGATCGCCACCACATATTCCCCGGCACGGCAAACCGGAAGAAAAGCGAGAAGTACGGTTTGGTGGTGTATCTGTGCCATAACCGGTGCCACATCTTCGGCAGGCGTGCCGTACACAACAACGCAACGACCATGAAGCAGCTACAGCGGTACGGACAGCTAAAGGCCATGCAGGAGCAGGGCTGGACGGAAGATGACTTCCGCAGAGAATTCGGAAAAAGTTACTTATAAGGAGATTTGATATGCTGAACAAGATTTTTGTCATGGGTAGATTGACACGGGATCCCGAGCTGCGGCGCACCAATAACGGTACCGCCGTTGCCAGCTTTGCACTGGCGGTAGACCGGGACTTTAAGAACGCAGACGGGACCAAGGACACGGACTTCATCGACATTGTGGCGTGGCGCGGTACGGCGGAGTTTGCTTCCAAGTATTTCACCAAAGGCCGCATGGCGGTGGTGGAGGGTCGGCTGCAGATGCGTGACTGGCAGGACAAGAACGGAAACAACCGAAGAAGCGCCGAGATCGTGGCGGACAATATGTATTTTGGCGACAGCCGGAAGGACACGGACGCGCAGGGCACGTTTCCTCGGACGGACGGCAGGAGCCAGTTCGTGGAGATGGACGAGGATGACATGTCAGATTTGCCTTTCTAAGGGGGGTGACGTGAATGGGCAAGATGCAGGAAGAGATCAAGGCATTGCGGCGGCAGAACACGCATTTGCAGAACGTTGTACAGCGGCAGCGGGAACGGCTGGCGGAGGCGGACGAAGCTATTAAAGCCTTTGGCGACATGGTAGACGCCCACTACGCCGCCTGCGCCGTACAGTTTGGCGAAAAGCGCGAGGACTGCGGCGTGCTGTGGGGCTATCACCTGGAGATACCCGCGAAGCTGGTGACGCGCGGCCTGACGGACTACACCGTGCAATATGAGCTGGACAAAGAGCGCGGGGTGTACGTTATCGGCGCGATGCCGAAGGAGTGAGGCCTATGGGCAAGTGCTACGTGAAAGCCTACTATGATTGGATAGAGCAGACAGCGGCGCTGACAGATGCAGAGCGAGGACGTTTGTTTATCGCCATTCTGGAGTACGCAAGAACAGGCACCCCGCCGGAGTTGGAGGGTGCGGAAAGCATACTGTTTCCGGTGTTCCGGACGATGTTGGACAGGGACGATGAGCTTTCCGCTGAACGGTCAAGGAACGGGGCGAAAGGCGGCAAGCAAACGCAAGCAAGTTCAAGCAAAATCAAGCAAACCGAAGCAAACGCAAATGACCTCAAGCCTACTAAGACAAAGAAAGAAGACAAAGACAAAGAAAAAGACAAAGACTTATTCCCACCTGACGGTGGGAGTACGCGCGCGAAGCGCTTTACCCCACCCACACTGGCAGAGGTTCAGTCCTACGTGGCTGAACGCCATTCGGCGGTAGATCCGCAGGGCTTTATCGACTTCTACGAAGCGAAAGGCTGGATGGTTGGCAAGACCCCCATGAAAGACTGGAAAGCGGCTTGCCGAAATGCTGAGAAGTGGGAACGGTGGGGATATGCCCCTGCTGCACCTGTCGGCAAAACCGACGGTGCACGTGATGCCTGGATGGGCAAGTACATCAAGGGGGCGAAGCCATGAATGCGGGCATCTGGAAGATTGCCACGGCGAAGCTGTGCGGGCAGTGCATCCGGGACATGGAGGACGAGTACATCTTTGCCCCCGTGTGGCGGCGGACGCTGGGAGGCACGTGCGAACGCTGCGGAGAGAACCGCATCGTCCACGAGGTGCAGTACACGATGAACAAACGAGGGCTGGAGAAAAGAGGACTGGAGAATGGGCTTGAAAAGTGACGATCTGGCGCGGCTTAGTCCTGCGGCGCAGAAGCAGGTCATGGAGAAGATGCGGAAACCGGGGAAGTACAAGGCGCAGAAAACGAAGCGCGGGAAGCTGACCTTCGACAGCAAGAAGGAGGCGGAGCGCTACGACGCGCTGATGCTGCTGCAAAAGGCCGGGGAGATACGGGGGCTGAAATTGCAGGTGCGGTACTGCTTGCAAGAGGCGTACACGACGTTTGAGGGCGACAAGGTGAAAAGTATCGACTACATCGCGGACTTCGTGTACGAGCGCAGAACGGCTCCTGACAGCTACGGCCAGCGGTACTGGTTGCCGGTGGTGGAGGACGTGAAGGGGATGCGTACCCGCGAGTATGCCATGAAAGCAAAGCTGTTCCACAACCGGTACGGGTTTGCTATACGGGAGGTGTGAGGCGTGAAACAACAAATTGCATTGAACGTAGACTGTATGGAGTATATGCGGACGCTGCCGGACAAGGCGTTTGACCTCGCGGTGGTAGACCCGCCCTACGGCGATGGAAATGGCGGCAGCGCAAAACGCTTCGGAGGTATGTTTGGCGCTGTGTACGGCGAGAACACCCGCGCTCATGTCGCCGATGCCCACGAGAGAGAGAGAGAGACGGCGCATCGCAGTATAACCGATTCGGCGGAAGATTCGATAAGTACAAGAGTAGCCAGAACGGGCGGGACATGGGCGGCAAAGTTCGGAAAAAAATCGTGGCGTGGGATGTTGCCCCAAAGGAGGAGTATTTTCAAGAGCTTTTCCGCATCTCACGCGACCAGATCATTTGGGGCGGAAACTATTTTTCTCTGCCGCCGACGCGCTGTTTTCTGATCCTGCGAAAGACAAACATCCCAGAAAATTTTTCTATGGCGATGTGCGAATATGCGTGGACGAGCTTCAACGGAAACGCCAAGGTGTTTGACTTCAATATGCAGAGACAGCCGGGACGATTTCACCCCACGCAAAAGCCCGTAGAGCTGTACGAGTGGATATTGACGAGCTTCGCCAAGGAGGGGGACAAAATCCTCGACACGCACCTCGGCAGCGGCTCAAGCCGTATTGCCGCGTATAACCTCGGCTTTGACTTCGTGGGCTGCGAGATTGACCGGGAATACTACGAAAAGCAGGAGGAACGATTTGCGGCCCACACGGCACAGGTAAGGATGTGGTGACAAATGGGCAAGCAGCATTTGAGCAGGGACGACCGCATATTTATGCGGGGCAAACTGCAAGGCACACGGGAGAACATGGACATGGTGGCGATGGTGCTGATGGACAAATGCGGCTGGCACGTCCAAGAGGAGACAGCGGACAGCCAGGACACGCAGAGCATTGCGTATCTGTACGAGTGCCTGGAGAAACTGGCGGAGGAGATAAACGAGGGCCGCATCAAGCGGAAGCACATCAAGGACGTGCTGAAGGACGAGTGCGGCGTGGTGTTTGGAGATTGAGATGAAAGTTTTATGTGCGTGTGAGGAAAGCCAAGTGGTATGTATTGCGTTTCGTGCGCTGGGGCATGAGGCGTATTCCTGCGACATACAGGAGCCGTCTGGCGGACACCCGGAATGGCACATTTTAGGCGACGCTCTAAAGGCCATCGAGGGGGGGCAAGTGACCACAATGGACGGACAGGTGCATGATGTGGGGCGATGGGATATGATTATCGCCTTCCCTCCGTGTACCAAAACGAGCAATGCCGGGGCAAGACACTTGTATAAAGGCGGCATGTTAAATCTTCGCCGCTACTATGAAGGGCTTTGCGGCAAAGCGTTGTTTTTGGCAATATGGGCAGCCGACTGTGACAAGGTTATAATTGAAAATCCGACACCAAGTAAAGTATTTGAGTATCCAGAACCGACGCAGGCAATTCAGCCATATCAATATGGACACGAGTTTACAAAAAAGACTTTGCTGTGGGAGCGCGGGGTAAAGCCTTTGATGCCGACAAATGTTGTAAAACCGACGGCGACATGGTGCCCAAGCGGCAGTTACAGCCACAAGCATGGCGAACAGCACAAGGGTATGTTTACCACGGATAGAGCAAAAAACAGGGCAAAAACATTTCCTGGAGTTGCCAAAGCAATGGCGGAGCAATGGGGCGGAGATGTGAGAGGAGGAATGACATGGTGAACGACGCTTTGTTTTCCAGCGACAAAAATTTCTGGGAAACGCCGCAAAAGCTGTTTGACGAGTTGGATGCGGAGTTCCACTTCACGCTGGATGCTGCCGCCAGTGATGGCAACCACAAGTGTGCGCGGTATTTCACGCAAAGCGATGATGGTTTGCGGCAAAATTGGGAGGGCGAAACGGTGTTTTGCAATCCGCCCTACGGGAGCAAGGAAACCGGACTGTGGACGGAAAAATGTTACCGCGAAGGACAGAAACCGGGGACAACGGTGGTTCTTCTGATCCCCGCCCGGACAGACCGTGCCAGTTTTCACGACTATATTCTGGGAAAGGCAGAGATCCGCTTCCTGCGTGGTAGGCTGAAATTTGAACTGGACGGAAAGCCGATGGGGACGGCACCGTTTCCCAGCATGATTGCCATTTGGCGAGGAGGAATGACATGACACGAGACGAGATCGTGACCGCGCTGCGGTGCTGTGCAAACCACACGGCTTGCAATTCGTGCGAGCTCAGGAATACAGGAGAGTGCCTGAGGATTATGCCTGCCGCCGCTGACCTGATCGAGAACCAGCAGCGGCACATCGAGGCACTGATGAAAGCCAACGACAGCCTGAAGGACGCCATTGCACGGCGGGATAAGCAGATAGAGGACATGAAGCAGGGCATGGCACAGCTGGCAAAGGCTGTGGCGGTGAAGGAGGAGAACAATGGAACGACCTACGAGGACACAGGGCTGACGCCGGGAGACATCAAGGAATTACTTGACATGGCTGTGTCGAAAACAAACAAGGTTTTGCGACTTAAAGAAGAATTACACACCATAAAGAACGAGCTATGCCAATACTGCGGGAAGTACAAAAACGCACACGAGGGCGCCTGTGACGGGTGCAGATGGAGGGAAATGTGATGGATGCTATTAAGTTTGTAAAGGAATATCTGCGTATGTGCGGCAAATTTTCTGGCTGTGAGGAATGTCCTGCATTTATGACTGACTTTTGCACGGTAAATGTGGAGGAGCAATCGCAGGAAACAGCGGGAGAAGTGGTGAGGGTCGTCGAGGAGTGGTCTGCTGCACACCCGTGCAAGACACGGCAGAGCGTGTTTTTGGAGCAGTATCCTCAGGCTGATATTGATAACACCGGGCTTTTGATCCTGTGCCCTAAGCGTATTTCTGCTGATATACGGGTTACCGCCGATTGTTTGCGCCAGGGGTGCTCCGATTGTCGCCGCGAGTTCTGGATGCAGGAGGTGGAGTGATGGCAACAAAGAGAGTGTGTGACCGCTGCGGAGCGGAGATCAGCCCGTTCAACTCCGCCACCTATGCCGGTATGCGGCGGATTAAGAATGACATAAACGACAATGACTACGAACTGTGTGTTTCGTGCGCTCACAAACTGCTGAAGTGGTTTAATGGGGAGGAGAAGGATGGCTGAATTGAAACGCTGCCCTGAGTGCGGTGGAGTTGCAACCGTCATCCATATGTACGATACCTACGATAGAGCAGACTTTGGGTGGGATGCCGGTTGTGGGAGATATAGGGCTGGTGATGGCCTCCACACAAAGAAGATGAAAGTATCTGGGCTGCCCAGCAAAGAAAAAGCAATCGAAGCGTGGAACAGGAGGGCTGACAATGGCTGAATACATTGAAAGAACGGCAGTGTTTGAACAGTTCGACAATGCCGATGCGGATGTGTGCGAAACAGATGACTTCGGTGGAGTTGACTATGGGTTTGGCAGGAAGAACATCAAGGAACTCATAAATGCCATCCCTGCTGCTGACGTGGTAGAGGTGGTGCGCTGCAAGGACTGCTATCAATCAGTGGTGATCGGAAATGTCCTGCACTGCACCTATTGGAGCAAGGACACGGACGAAAACGGATATTGCCACGAGGGAGGATAAGCCAATGGCTGAATACATTGATCGAGCAGCGGCAGTAAAATCTGTTTTGCGGATGCGTAGACCGGAGAACAGCGTGGCTCAAAATAGGATGCTATCGATTATCCAGATTGATATGTTGAAACTTCCCGCCGCTGATGTTGTCCCGGTAGTGCGGTGTAAGGACTGCAAATACAATGTCGGAACAAAAAAGTGCTTGAACCCGGACAGCTTTTTTGCGGTGCCGAAGGACGATGACTTCTGCTCCTACGGAGAGAGAAAGGAGGGTGCGGAGTAATGTTCTGCTGGATATTCACCCGCGCTGCACAAATGGAGGACCACGAATTTACAGACGATGTAGCATACTGCTTCTGCTGAACAAAGAAACAGGCTATTAAGAGGTTCGGCCAACTATACGACGATGTAAAGCCATTCGAGGTTGACAAGGTGGTGTTTGACCCATTCAGGCGGCTGCCGGTCGTGGTAACGGATTATTGAGGAGGTACGGAGTGATGGCGGAGATCATACTGAAATGCGAAAAGGAATATGAAATATGCTGTCCGGTGTGCGGTACGCCGGAAAGCAAAAGCCCGGTACGGTACCCGGACGCCCAGGCACCGGGGGAAAGCTGGATACAATGCGTCAAGTGCGGTACGTCATATAAGCCGCCGAAGTGGCAAGCGGCGGGAGGCGGAAGCTATAATATACCGACATGGCCCCCTGGTGATGGCGGACCGGGGTATAGAGGGAACGAACTGGAGATAGACGTATTCTATGGAGGCGGAGGCGGCGATGCAGATCGGTGACACCATCCGGGCGCAATTTATGACGCTGCCGAGCGAGTACCCCGGCTCCGGTGCCAACGATGAAAAGCGGTTCCCTGTTCGTAAGGGTACAGTGGTGTATGTGCATCCGAAGGGGCGGTACATCGTGGCGGAGTGCGGCGGGGTGCGGGAGACGTTCTTCCCAGAGGATATTGTGCCTGGCCCTCCCCCAATGGTGTGCGAATTAAAAGACGCGCTTTTTACACTGACGGAGGTGGACAAGAAGATCATGACCGCATTGGGGAGGAGGTGCTGACATGAGCGAATTCCCGGAACGGCTGAGAAAGCTGCGGGAGAGAAAGAGACTGAAGCGGTATGTACTGTCGGAGCGCTGTGGGCTGAACTCGGACGCCATACGCCGGTATGAGCTGGGGATGGCGAAGCCGACGATGGACGCGCTGAAGAGCATAGCGGATGAATTCGGCGTGTCGGTAGACTATCTGATGGGCAGGACGGACTATCCCTGCGTGGTAGATATTGCCGAAAAATAAATTTTGAAAATTCCACTTAAAAGTGGAAAAATTGAAAAAACGCACTTTATCATGGGAGATGCAGGGGCAGACTCTGCATCTCCATTCTTTTTCTTTTCCCCCTTCTTTTCCTGATGGGCGGGGCTTCGGCTCCGCCCGGAGGGAGCAATATGCGGGCACATGTACCAAGGTGGCGACGCGGTCTCCAAAACCGTGTGTGGTGGGTTCAATTCCCAACTGTCCGTGCCATAGGCGTGACCTCTTGCCTCGCAGCCGCACGGAGCGTAAGCCTGCGGAAGTGGTCTTTCCTGTGCGCTGTACGAAAGCGGCAGGACGAATAATAATTATTTGGCTGGCTCCGGCTATGAATGAAGAAACGGATGCGACCGACGTACCGGCGCAGGGCTGAAAAGTCCGTGGTTGGTCTGGGTACCACCGTGCTTGAGAGAAATCCGAGGCGTGGATGTGGTGTGGTGGTGGTTGTCTTAGGACAAAGCCGCTGTGTAGGATAGTATGTCTGCATGGCGGTACCCGGCCAATTGTGTAAAAACAACTTCAGGCGAGGCGAAAGCCGGGTACAGACGTGCCAATGACAAAGGCCAGTGGTGGGAGGCCGGTGCGTCAGACAAAACGAGGTGATAACATGGCTGCGAGACTGACAGACCGGCAGAAAAAGAAAATACTGGCGGATTATCTGGAAAGCGGCAGCTATCGCGCCACGGCAAGGAAAAACAACGTAAACCCTACAACGGTAAAGCGCGTTGTTGAAGCAAGCGACGACTTTGAACAAAAAGCCGCGGAGAAAAAAGCACAGAACACGGCAGACATTCTGGCGTATATGGAGAGCCAGCGGGATGTGGTGTGCCAGATCATCGGAAATGGGTTGGCGGTGCTGAACGATCCGGCGAAGCTGGCGGAGGCCACGCCCAGCCAGATCACCACGGCTATAGGTACGCTGATCGACAAGTGGACGATGATGAACAAGGCATCGGACAATGGCGAGAGCGGCGTTGTGCTGATGCCGGAGGTCAGGGATGAGTAGCGTGGTATGGCGGCCGCAGGAACGGCAGGCCATATTTATGGCGCGGCCGGAGTATGAGGCGCTGTACGGCGGTGCGGCCGGCGGCGGCAAGAGCGACGCGCTGGTCATCGAGGCGCTGCGGCAGGTGCATATCCCCTGGTATAAGGCGCTGATCTTGCGAAAGACGTTCCCGCAGCTGCGGGAGCTGATTGACAAGACGCTGAACTATTACCCACGGGTATACCCAAAGGCCAGGTACAACGGCAGCAGCCACACATGGCGGTTTCCAAGCGGGGCGCAGATCGTGTTCGGCAGCATGAACCGGCCGCAGGACAAGATACAGTACCAGGGGCAGGCATATGACTTTATCGCTTTTGACGAGCTGACGCACTTTACGCAGGAGGAATATGAGTATCTGAAATCCCGCAACCGGCCCAACGGACCGGGGACGCGGGTGTATATGCGCTCCACGGCCAACCCCGGAGGCGTAGGCCACGGGTGGGTGAAGGAGCGCTTCATCACGGCGGCGGCGCCGATGCAGACCATCACGGAGGAGGCTGTGTGGTACACGCCGGACGGCAGGAAGCACATAGGGCAGCAGAAGCGGATCTTCGTGCCGTCCTCGGTATTTGACAACAAGATACTGATGGAGAACGACCCCATGTACGTCCAAAGGCTGGCCAGCATGCCGGAGGCGGAGCGGAACGCCCTGCTGTACGGCAATTGGGACAGCTTCGAGGGGCAGGTGTTCACGGAGTGGCGCAACGACAGCGAACACTATATGGACCGGAAGAACACCCACGTGATCGCGCCATTCCGGGTGCCGGAGGACTGGGTGATCTGGTGCGGACTGGACTGGGGCTATTCCCGGCCCTTTTCCGTGGGGTGGTACGCCGTGGACCGCAACAGGCGGATGTACCATATACGGGAGCTATACGGCTGCGCGGGAACGCCAAACCGGGGCGTGATGTGGGAGCCCACAAAGGTGGCGCAGGAGATACGGAGGATCGAGGACGAGGACCCCAACCTGAAGGGGAAGCAGATACACCGGGTGGGGGACCCGGCCATCTGGCAGAGCGACGGCACGGAGAGCGTGGGCGCGCTGATGGAGCGGCAGCGGGTGTACTTCGAGAAGGGTGACCACGCCAGGATCAACGGCAAGATGCAGGTGCACCACCGGCTGGCCTTTGACGAGGACGGCGTGCCCATGCTGTATGTGTTCAGCACCTGCAAGCATTTTATACGGACGGTGCCGAACCTGGTCTATGACCAGACGGACGTGGAGGACATCGACACCGACGGCGAGGACCACATTTACGACCAGCTGCGGTATGTGTGCATGCGCAACCCCATAGGGCCGCGGGAGGAATACAGGACGGTGGAGCGGCCGTATTCCCCGCTGGAGACAGAGGACGAGTACAAGCCCAGCCGGTACGCATTTTATCAAGTGTATTAAGGAGGAGCGCATGGAGAGATACGGTATCCCCGGCATCGTACCGGAGGAGCAGGACATGGCGCCGGAGATGGCGGCCATGCTGTTGCAGCGGACAGAGCAGACGCCCACCATCACGGACCGGGACGTGGAGCGGGGCATCGACCTGCTGACGAAGTACAAGGACGGCAAGAGCAACCTGGAAAACCGCATCGTCAACGACGAGCTGTGGTGGGAGCTGCGGCACTGGGAGGGCATCGGTCAGAGCAAGGCAAAGCGGGTGGACAAGAGCGGCAAGGAGGTCACGTCTACGCCGCCGGAGCCAAAGCCGTCCTCCGCGTGGCTGTTCAACACCATTCAGAACAAGCACGCCGACGCGATGGACAACTACCCGGAGCCGGTGGTATTGCCCCGGGAGCGCAGCGACGAGCAGAGCGCCAAGACGCTGAGCCAGATATTGCCGGTGGTGCAGGAGTACAACCACTTCGAGCAGGTGTACTCCGACAACTGGTGGGAGAAGCTGAAGCACGGCACGGCGGTGTACGGCATCTTCTGGGATCCGCAGAAGGACAACGGACTGGGCGACATCGAGATACGGGACATCGACCTGCTGAAGCTGTTTTGGGAGCCGGGCATCACGGACATCCAGAAGAGCCGGAACCTGTTTATCGTAGACCTGGTGGACAACGACCTGCTGGACAGCGAGTACCCGCAGCTGAAGGGCAAGCAGAAGGGCAAGGTCGTGGACGTGAAGGAGTACATCTACGACGACAACGTGGACACCAGCGACAAGAGCGTGGTGGTGGACTGGTATTACAAGGTCAAGACGCCGGATGGCAGGACGGCGCTGCACTACATCAAATTTGTAGGCTCCACGCTGCTGTACGCCAGCGAGAACGACCCGGAGTACCGGGAGCGGGGCTTTTATGACCACGGTATGTACCCGGTGGTGCTGGACGTGATGTACCCGGAGAAGGGTACGCCCATCGGCTTCGGCTATGTTGCCATCTGCAAGGACCCGCAGCTGTACATCGACAAGCTGAGCGCCAACATCCTGGAAAACGCCATGATGGCCACGAAAAAGCGTTTCTTTGTCAGCGACACCACGGCCATCAACGAGCAGGAGTTTTTGGACTGGAACCGGCCGCTGGTGCATGTGAACGGGCCGCTGGACGACGGACGCATACAGGAGATCGTGACGCAGCCGCTTTCCGACATCTACGTGACTGTGGCGCAGATGAAGATCGAGGAGATGAAGGACACGGCGGCCAACCGTGATGTGAACTCCGGCGGTACCACCAACGTGACCGCGGCGGCGGCCATCGCAGCACTTCAGGAGGCGGGCAACAAGGCCAGCCGTGACATGATCGCCGCCAGCTATCGGGCGTATACGCAGATCAACACCCTGTGCGTGGAGCTGATGCGGCAGTTTTACGACCTGAGCCGCAGTTTCCGCATTACAGGTGAGGGCAGCGAGTACCAGTTTATCGACTTCGACAACACCGGCTTGCAGGACCAGGTGACCGGACTGGATACGATGGGCAATCCCATGTTCCGCCGGCCGGTGTTCGATTTGAAGATCAAGGCGCAGAAGAAAAACCCTTTTAGCCGCATGGAGCAGAACGAGCGGGCCAAGGAGCTGTACGCAATGGGCTTTTTCGCACCGGAGAACGCGCAGGCCAGTCTGATCGCGCTGGACATGATGGACTTTGAGGGCATACAGACGGTGAAGGAGAAGGTCATGCAGGGGCAAACGCTGCTGAACATGGTGATGCAAATGAGCCAGCAGCTCTCGGCGATCACCGGCGTTCTCATGCCCCAGGAGGAGACGCAGGCAGGCGGCGGCACCAATGCCGCAGAGAGCGGCGGAGGCGGCGGGAATGGCCTTGCAAGCGGCATCATGGAGGCGCAGACGCCCATGACCGGGTACGGGCAGGCGCTTGCCAAGCGGAGCACACCCAGCGTATGACAGAGGTAACGCTCCACAGCGGGGACAGCTGCTCCGTCAGGTGCAGGGGACACGCCACGGGCGCGCCGGACGTGTGCGCGGCCATAAGCTGCCTCATGTACACGGCGGCGGGGTGGCTGCACAACACGCAGGAGGCGGAGCTGGTGTATGAAAAGCTGGACAGCGGGGACGCATACCTGCGTTGGCACGGCGGGGAATGGCTGTACGACCTGCTGAAGATCGGCTTTTTGCAGTTGGAAAAGGCTGCGCCGAAAAAAATTTCTGTAAAATTTTGAAAATTCCACTTTTAAGTGGAAAATTCAGAAAAAGCAATGGTACCGTGGGAGGTGCAGAGACGAACTCTGTACCTCCCTTTTGTTCCGGGCGGCGGGGCGGCGGTTATGAGACACCGCTTCGCCGCAGGAACGGGGACGCCACACGGGAGCGACATGCCCGCGCATTTTTAGGAGGACAAGATATGTACCTTTTTGACATGAGCCTTTGCCTGTTCGACGGCGAGGGCGGCGGGGCGGCAGCTCCCGCAGCACAGGGCGAAACACAAGCGAGCACTGGTACCACCCGCCAGGGCAAAACGGGCGCACTGAGCGACGTGAAGTACGGCAAGCAGCCGGAAAGCGAAGCGCAGACGGAGGAGCAGCCTGACGCCGGGGCTGAGGAGAAGGTAAAGGACGTGGAGACAACGTCCGACGCGCTGGATGCCAAGAAAAAGGCTTTCAGGGAGTTGATCAACGGGGAGTACAAGGACCTGTACACCCAGGAAACGCAGCGGATGATCGACCGGCGCTTTAAGGAGGCGCGGGAGAATGAGAAGCGGATGAAGTCCTACCAGCCGGTGCTGGATACGCTGATGGAGCGCTACGGCATTGACGACGGGGACGCCGCGCGGCTGCTGGAGGCCGTGGACAACGACCACGCCTACTGGAGCGAGGCCGCCGAGGAGGCGGGCATGAGCGAGGAGCAGTACAAGGAGTTCCGCCGGCTGAAGCGGGAGAACGCCGAGCTGCTGCGGAGCCAGCAGGAGCAGCAGCAGAACGAGTTTTTCCGGGCGCAGGGCGAGAAGTGGTACAAGGAGGCGGAGGCCATGAAGGGCAACCCTCTGTACCAGGGCTTCGACCTGATGCAGGAGTTGCAGAACCCGGAGTTTCTGAGCCTGCTGAAGGCCGGGACACCGGTGGAGCACGCCTACCGCGTGCTGCATTTTGACGAGCTGATGGGCAGCGCGGTACAGGCCGCGGCCGCCAGCACGGAGAAGAAGGTGGCAGACTCCGTTCGCGCAAAGGGCAATCGTCCCAACGAAAACGGCACCAACTCCAACAGCGCGTTCGTAACAAAGACGGATCCTTCAAAGCTGACAAGGGCAGACTTTGAAGAGATCGAGCGGAGAGTGGCAAGAGGCGAACGCATTTCGTTCTGATCTCTCACGGCTCCGCTGCGATATGCTGAAAGGAGCTATGAAACTATGATGAATACCATTTGTGACCTGTACCTGATGCCGGTGGTGCTGAACCTGTTTGACGGCAACACCAACACTACCCTGGACGCCGGTTTGTCCGACGAGATGAAGACGTATTACTCTATGCGTCTTATCAATCTGGCCGAGCCGGAGCTGATCCATGACCAGTTTGGCCAGAAGCATCCCATCCCCAAGAACAGCGGCAAGACCATCGAGTTCCGCAAGTACGACAGCCTGCCCAAGGCGCTGGTGCCCCTGACCGAAGGTGTGACGCCTGCCGGCCAGAAGCTGAGCATGGGCGTCATCCGTGCGACCATCAAGCAGTACGGCGGTTACATCGAGCTGTCCGACATCCTGGAGCTGACCGCTATTGACAACAACCTGGTGCAGGCCACTCGTCTGCTGGCCTCTCAGGCCGGCCGTACCTCCGACACCATCACCCGCGAGGTGCTGGCAGGCGGCACCAACGTGGTGTATGCCGGCGGCGCCAAGGACAGAAGCGAGCTGGTGGGCGGCGACGCCACTGAGGCCAACAACAAGTACCTGAGCGTGGACGACATCCGCAAGGCCGTCCGTGCGCTGAAGGTCATGAACGCCCAGAAGATCAACGGCTATTTCGCGGGTATCATTCACCCCGACACCGCCTATGACCTGATGAGCGACAAGAAGTGGGTGGACGTGAAGACCTACTCCGACCCCGACGGTATCTACGAGGGCGAGATCGGCAAGATCGAGGGCGTCCGTTTCGTGGAGACCACCGAGGCAAAGATCTTCCACGCGCCTGATCTGGTGATCGCCGACGGCAGCAACGCCGCTGTGCGTGACCTGACCGTCAAGAGCGCGTCCGGCAAGGGCATCACCGTCGCCGAGGCCCTGAGCACCAACCAGGCTGCCGCGCTGACCGGCCGCGAGATCCTGGTTGGCAGCGAGCTGATGGAGGTGGCGTCCGCGGCCGCAGGTGCTGCCGGTGCTGCGACCATCACCGTGAAGGACAGCCCCGCAACCACGCCTGCCGCGTCTGCCGTGATCTATCCAGGTGAGGGCGGCGCAAAGGGCCGCGACGTGTATTCCACCCTGATCGTGGGCGCCGACGCCTACGGCGTGACCGAGCTGGAGGGCGGCGGTCTGCAGCACATCGTGAAGCAGCTGGGCTCTTCCGGCACCGCTGACCCGCTGAACCAGCGTGCCACCGCTGGCTGGAAGCTGACCAAGGTGGCCGAGCGACTGGTGGAGCAGTACATGGTGCGTATCGAGTCCGCCTCTACCTTTGAGAGCGGCCTGATGAACTGACACACAAGCGGAGGGGGCATTGTCCCCCTCCGCCCCGGACATGAGGAGTGATAAACATGGCAGAAAAGAAGCAGAGAACGCCTGAGGAAATGGAACAGGCATTGGCCGCGGCCAACGAGGCGCTGGAGCAGGCCAAGAAAGAGGCTGAGGACGCCAAGGAGGCCGCAAAGGCCGCCGAGGAGGTCATGCGTGGCATGTCTGTCAGAGAGGCGGACGACGGCATGGTATCGTTCTACGCTTTCAAGGACGACGACAAATACAAGGACGACATCGTGGTGGGGCTGAACGGCAAGGTGTACCGCATCCAGCGGGGCAAGCACGTCCGTATCCCGCGGCCGGTATACAACATCATCCGCCGGTCGATGGCACAGGATGCGGCCACAGCGGAGATGCTGGAGGAAAAGGCCCGGGAGTATGAGGCGGTCAAGCAGCAGCTGAATTGACAACTGCATACCACCGCGAGACCCAAAAACGGCTGTGACACGGCGCAGCAAGCGCAGGAGAACGCATTTCTCCCGGCTTGCTGTGCCGTTTTTTCAGCGGAAAGGACAGGGAACATGACGAGAACGATACCCCTGAAAATCCAGAACGAATATATCACTGGCGACAAGTGCATGATCGGCGCTGCCGGGAGCCACAACGATGTTATTCTCCGCATGGAGTTTTCCGGCATGTGGGACGGCCTGACAAAAATGGTGCAGTTCCGCGATGCGCTGGGTGAGGCCACGATAGAGGTGCTTCTGACCGCTGACATGCTGGAGGCGGACGATACCAGCGTGTATCTTGTGCCGGTGCCAAACGGGGCCAAAAAGTACGCCGGTGAAATGACGCTGTGCGTCAAGGGCGCTGCGGTGGCCGGGGAAAAAGAGACACGGGCCACCACGGCGGTGTACGGGCGGTTTACCGTGGCGGAGAGCAAGTGGGACACCAGTGCGGAGACGGAGCAGGACGTGCCGCCCACGCAGGCGGAGCTGCTGCAGAGCCAGATCGACGCGGTTCTTGGCACGATAAACGGCGCGGCGGCATCGGCCAATGCGGCGGCGGCATCGGCGCAGAGCGCGGCGGAGAGCGCGGAGACCGCCACGGCGGCAGCCGAAAGCATAGGTAATGCCGTGGCGGCGGCGGCAAAAAGCGCGGCGGCGGCAGCGGACAGCGAAAAAAGCGCGGCGTACTGGGCCGGACAGGCACAGCAGGCCGCAGTCGGCGGCGTGGTGAGCTTCAACGGACGCGCAGGAAGCGTCGTACCGCAGGCGGGAGATTATAACAAGGGAATGGTCGGGCTGGGCAACGTGGACAACACCAGCGACCTTGCAAAGCCCATTTCCACGGCCACACAGACGGCATTGAACGCCAAACAGGGCAGCATCATCAAGGGCTCTGTGACGCTGACGGTGGCGGGCTGGGCGGCGGACGGCGACGACTGGAAGCAGCCGGTGACCATTGCCGGCGGCGCAGCGGGCAAGCAAGTGGATCTGGAGGCGGACAAGACGGCCATCAAGCAGATGCTGGACGACGGCACCAACGCTATCTACATCGCCAACAACAACGGGACATTCACCGCCTACGCTGTGGGAGAAAAGCCCACCGCTAACCTGAGCGTTCAGGTGACGGTGTACGACGTGAAGGAGGTAAGCTAACGATGGTTATTATCGGTAAATCGCAAATAGCGGGGGGGGTACTGCTAAACGATTAGAGTTTGAGTACACCGGTGACTACGTGCCGCGCAGTGACGGTGTTATTGAACTCCGCAGTAGCGGCACATTTACATCTCTTAAGGACCAACCTGTAGATGTATTTCTTGTTGGCGGCGGAGGTGCAGGCAGAGCGGGTAACAACAACGGGTCTGCCGGAGGCGGGGGCGGATTTACTTTAACGGATTTGCTTTTTCTGTGGGAAGAAACTACTTATGCAGTCACTATTGGCGCGGGAGGCGCAGACATCGGGGGATCTCCCTCCGTAGAATATGCGCCGTCTGGCGGTAATACAACGTTTGGGAACTTAGTGGTAAACGGAGGACAAGGCGGCCGGAAACAGTATCGCAACGGTGGGACAAGGTCGGATGGAGGAAATGGGGGCTCTGGCGGAGGTGCATCTGCCAAAGGTGGCACCAATGGGGCAAATGGAAATCTTGGGCGAGATGCAAGCGCAATCGCCGGGACAGGGCAAGGTACCACGACCCGCGAATTTGGCGAATTGGCTGGGAAACTGTATGCCGGTGGAGGAACAGCCTCATGGAGTGGTGAAACTTCAAGCGGTGTAGACGGTGGCGGCGGTGCATCAAACTCTGCTGGGCAAGCAAATACCGGCGGCGGTGGTGGAGCTACTGGTGGCACTTCGCCTGCTTCTTTTGCTGGTGGCTCTGGCATCGTCTGCATAAGGCTACACAAAGAATAAACACGGCCTCCGTTTCGGAGGTCGGGAACGGAGGTTTATATGGCAATTACAGGCAGAGCGGTGACAGCAGGGGGAGGCGGAATTGCCAATCGGCTGGATTTCACCTACACGGGCGGTACATTCAACGAGCGTACCGCAGACGGTGTAGTGGAGTTTTTGGAAACCGGTATCCTTACGATGAAAAAGGATACGTATGTTGATGTATTCATGGTTGGCGGTGGTGCCGGGGGTGTGACTGTTACATCATCCAGCGGCAACGGCGGAGCCGGTGGAAGCGGTGGATGCACAAGAACTATCGTAAATGCTTTGCTGCGAAAAGGGGTGGAATACCAAGTTGTTATTGGCGCCGGGGGCACTGGAGGCGGCAACTCCGGCGGTGAGACTTCGGCTTTTGGCTATACGGTTTCAGGTGGAACTGTTGCCGCCGGGGGTTCTGGAGGCGGAAAAGGAGGCGTCTCCGCAACCGGGCAGACGAACGCCGGAGATGGCGGGTCAAACGGATCGGATGGTGGTAATGTCGGATACTCGATAACCGGAACCCCTGGGAAAGGGCAAGGCACCACCACAAGAGAGTTCGGCGAAGCAACCGGAAAACTGTATGCCGGCGGCGGTGGCGGCGGCGCGGGAGTATACGGAAGCTTTGGAACTTCGGGAGCTGGCGGTGAAGGTGGCGGCGCAAATGGAAATTCCACAACTGACGCTACGGCCAATACCGGTGGCGGCGGTGGCGGCGGGAAAGCATCCTCTGGTAGTTCCAGTCCCGGCGGTAAAGGAACTGCTGGCGGCAGCGGTATCGTGTGTATCCGCCTGCACCAAGACGACCCCACTGAGAACGTGCTGAGTGGAACGTGGAAGTTTAATGACACACTTACCATGCCAAGCGCTTTGTTTACAGAGAACTTCGATTATGACGGGACATTTGTCTATGCTGGCTCCAGTCTTTATGGCGTGATGGGTGTGAAGGTACTTTCTGCTGGAACTTATCTGTGCTTTGGGCATAACCCCGGCGACTTTTCGGCAAAATATATACAAGTGTATGGGTTTACCAACAACACATGGGCCCAAGAAACAGCGAAAACCATAAAATTCTGGAACCGCTATCAGGTAATTTCCCCGGAGTTCTACGCATGGTTCACCGCAAACGCCACCAAGATTTCGGATTAAGGAGCGTGATTAAGTGAGATACGCATTGGTTGAAAACGGCACAGTGACCAACATCATCGAAATGGACAAGCGGAACGAGCAGTTCTTTCCCTCCGCCGTGTACACCGGTGACAGGCCGGTGGGCATGGGCGACACGTACACGGAGGGCAAGTTTTACCGTGACGGCAAAGAGGTGCTGACGGCACTGGAGGAGGCCAACAACGAGATAGACAGCCTGACGCAGCAGCTGGGCGAGGCTGTGGAAACCATCTATCAGGCGGATATGGAGGTTATCGGATGAGCATGATTATCGGTAAAGCGTTAATTGCGGGGGGGGGTACTGCTAAACGGTTAGAGTTTGAGTACACCGGAACGTACAACGAGCGGCTGGATGACGGGGTTGTGGAGCTGCTTACAAGTGGCGTGCTTACGGTGACGAAGGACACGTACATCGACGCCTTTCTTGTAGGGGGCGGGGGCGCTGGGAATGGAAGCAGCGGCGGATTTAATTCGACGTGGAACGGCGGTGGTGGTGGCGCAGGTGGGTTTACAAAGACCATCAAAAAAGCGCTACTTCAAGAAAACGTCGAGTATTCCGTTGTAATCGGCGCGGGCGGAATTGCGTTATCCGGGAAAAACGCCTATGGAAAAGTGGGCCCTGCTGGAGGTAATACAGTTGCTTTTGGCTATACGGTAGAAGGAGGAAAATCTGCATCTTCTACGTGGGACGGCGGCAACGGTGGCTCTGGCGGAGGCGTAGGTGGTACCAAAAGCTCTGTTTCTACAGACGGCAACCCCGGCGACGGAGCCAGCGACGGGAATAACGCACTTACAATCGGTAAAAGGATTGGCGGCACCGGACAAGGCACTACTACCCGCGAATTTGGTGAAGCAACCGGGAAACTCTATGCCGGTGGCGGAGCTGGCGGTATGGGTTCTGGCTCTTCAACCGCAGCTTCCGGGGGCGAGGGTGGCGGAGCAAAGCAACAGACTTCTGCCGCAGCTAATACTGGCGGAGGCGGAGGCGGAAGCGGGTCGGCGCAAGTCGTGTCGGGAGATTACGTGTCTTACCCCGGTTCCGGCGGCAGCGGTATCGTGTGCATCCGGCTGCATAAGGAGAGCGCGTGAGCGCGGAAAGGACAACTATGCTGTTATTCAAGAGAGGAACGAGGACGGAGGAATACATAGCGCAGTACAACAAGGAGCACCCCAACACCGGCGGCATCATAATGGCACCCATACCGCGCCACCCGGTGATGGGCTGGGACTTGCTGTGGGAGCAGGGGTTCTCGGACTACCAGTGCGGGCTGCTGTGGCGCATATTCCTGCGGAAGATGGAGCAGAGAAAACGTGAGAGCGCAGGCGGCGGCCTGCGGACGGCAAACTGAAAGGAGAACGACTATGGACAACATTATGACAAAACTCATCAAAAAGCGGTTTTACAAGACGAAGGAGGAGGCGCAGCAGAAGTGCGACGTGTTTTTCGCCGTGGGGCGCATCACGGACGAGCAGTACACGGAGCTGTGTGCGCTGATCGAGAGCGTGTACGCGGAATAAGGGCGGGGAGAATTACTCCCCCCGCTGGATATAGGCTTCCTCGGCATCGAGCTGTGCCTGTTTGAGCGCGGCAACGGCCTTTTCAAGCTGGGCAATGGCGTCGGTGACGGCGTTAAACAGAGTGAAATACTCGGGCATGGGAACACCTCCTTTCTGCAAGAAGGATAGCACAGGTGGCGTGTCAGAAACGGTCGAAGGGTGTCGAGGGTGCAAAAATAATTTGAGAGGAGAACGCGGCGAATGGAACCGTGGGTACAGCAGATCGCCGTACCGCTGGCGGTAGCGGTGCTGACAAGCAGCGGTTTGTGGGCACTGGTATCGAAGCGGGCGGACAAGAATAACGCAGAGCGGAAGATGCTGGTGGGTCTGGCGCATGACCGCATCATCCATCTGGGCATGGTGTACGTGACGAGAGGGTACGTCACGCAGGACGAGTACGAAAACCTCAATGACTATCTGTATCAGCCGTATGAAAAGATGGGCGGTAACGGCAGCGCAAAACGGGTCATGGAGGAAGTAAGGAAGCTGCCCATCAAGCGAGAGGCGTAAAGCCGGAAAGGAAGAATTATGAAACTGAGCAATCGTATGTATGACATCATCAAGTGGTGCGTTATCATCGTGCTGCCCGCTATTGCGGCGCTGTATTCCGGTCTGGCCGGTATCTGGGGCTGGCCGTATGCGGAGCAGATTGTGAGCACCATCTCCTGCATCACCGTTTTCCTCGGTGCTGTGCTGGGCATTTCCAGCGCCAGCTATAAGAAGGAGAAGGATCTGGGGGAAGCAGCATGAACGGCGGCAGTAAGGTCATCAAGATAGCCCGGGAGGAGCTGGGCTATCTTGAGAAAGCGTCCAACGCGCAGCTGGACAGCAAGACCGCCAACGCAGGGTACAAGAACTTCACGAAGTACGCACGGGACATTGACGCCATCCCTCATTTCTACAACGGGAAAAAGCAGGGGTACCCGTGGTGCACCACGTTCGTGGCGTGGGTGAACGTGCAGGCGTTCGGCGTAGCAGAGGCGAAGCGGCTGCAGAACCTGCCGGATGACAGTCTGGGCGCTGGCGTGTACTACCTGAAGCGGTACTTCAAGGCTGCGGGGCAGCTGGGCACTACGCCGAAGGTAGGCGCACAGGTATTCTTCGGCGACGATCACACGGGCATTGTAACGGAGATCGTGGGCAAGGGGTTCCGCACCATCGAGGGCAACACCAGCCCGCAGAGCGGCGTGGTAAGCAACGGCGGCGGCGTGTACGAGAAGGAGTACGCCAGCGTGAAGTCCTCGTACACCTTCGGCTACCCGGATTATCAGGAGAGCGACGAGGACGCGCCGGCGGAGAAACCGAAGATCTATCTGTCCCCGGCGTACCACAAGGCCAACCAGTGCTGCTATAAGCGCCCCGATGGCCAGCAATGTTTTGAAACTCTCGAAAACAACGAGTTTCTGGACATTTTGCAGCCCATGCTGGAGCGGTGCGGCTTTGACATCATGCGCGGTCCCCGCCGGACGCCCATGAGCGACGAGTACGGCCCGGACTATATGTACCGCGCCATCAAGGAGAGCAACAAGTGGGGCGCAAAGGTGCACTATGTGTCCCACACCAACGGCAGCACCAACGGCCCCACCGGGTACGGCACGGTAAAGGGATTTTTGTCCATGTACCATCCAAGCAGCGCCAACGGGAAGAAGCTGGCGGAGCTGATGGTGAAGTACCGCAAGGCCATCTACCCCCACGGCTGCCGGACGGCGACGCGGAGCGACCTGCACGAGCTGGACGACACGAACGCCTACGCCGTGTACCAGGAGCACGTGTACCACGACAACCCGGAGGACGCGGCGTGGTTCCATGAGCACATGGAGGATTGCGCTGTGGCGGACTGCAAGGCGCTGTGCGAGTTCTGCGGGCTGGAATATGTGGAGCCGGAGAAGCCGCAGGAGCCGGAACAGCCGGAGACACCGGAACAGCCGACCGTGACCGAAACGTACACCGTGAAGGTGACACGGAGCGCGGACGGGAAAAGCGGCACGTGGGAGATCGTGAAGTGAGGTGAAGACATGACGGTTACAGATACTCTTTCGCAGGCGGACGAGCTGCGGCTGAACACCATAAGCGACGAGCAGAAGGCGGCGTGGGTGATGGGGCTGGACCAGCAGATCGGGGAGAGGATCGATATGGCCTCCTACGTACACAGTTGGCCGGCGGGCGACGGGGAGCTGCTGCTCCCCGCGCCCTACGACCGGGTGTATGTGCTGTATCTGTGCAGCCAGATCGACTACTACAACAACGAAACGGCGCTGTATGGCAACGACAAGGCGGTGTATGACGAGGCGATGAGTGAGGCAATGGCGTGGTGGCGCCGGCAGCACTGCCCGGACAACATCGGGAATGTGCAGGTGATGGGATGAGACTGGCAAGCCTGCCCTATTCCCTTAACCCCAACAAGGTGGAGATGGTGCAGATGCGAGGCATCAACTGGTCGGACGCCATACAGAACGGCGATTTGCGGGACAGCCTGAATTTGTCAGCCAGACGGTGGCCGTACATCACCACGCGGAAAGGACGGTTGAAGCAGACCGGGTACCAGAACGTGACGGCGCTGACATCGTGGGACAAGCTGGTGGCGGTGCAGGGGACCTCCCTGCTGTACGACGGGCAGACGGTGGGCACGGTGACGGCGGGTAAGAAGCAGTTTGCCGTGGTGAATACCAAGATGGTGATATGGCCGGACAAGGTGTATCTGGACATCAAGGACCAGACCGTAAAGCCGCTGGCGGCGGAGTTGACGGGCAGCGGCGCCGTGTTCACCACAAGCAAGATGACGGTGAAAGGCTGGACGGACCTGACCACGAAGTTCAAAGCGGGCGACGGCGTGACACTTTCCGGCTGCACCTCCAAGACGGAGAACAACAAGGATTTTGTCATTAAGGCGGTCACCTCCAACACGATCACGGTGGCGGACAACACGTTTACGGCGGTGAACGAGGCCAGCACCAGCATTAAGATCGAGCGAAAGATACCGGACCTGGACTACATTTGCGAGAGCGAAAACCGGCTGTGGGGCTGCAACAACGACACGCAGACCATCTATGCCAGTGCGCTGGGCGACCCCACGAATTTTTACGTGTATGAGGGACTATCCACAGACGCCTATACGCTGGCGGTGGGCACGGAGGGGAAATTCACCGGCTGCTGCAAGCTGAGCTCTTCGGTGCTGTTCTGGAAGGAGACAAAGCTGCACAAGATGCTGGGCAGCTATCCGGCGGAGTACGCCATGTACACCTACGAAATGGAGGGCTTGCAGGATGGATGTCAGAAAAGCCAGCAGGTGATCAACGACACGCTGTTCTATAAAGGCCCTCACGGGGTATACGCCTACTCCGGCGGCACGCCGGTGCTGATCAGCGACAATTTTGGTGAGAAGGAATTTACCGATGCGGTGGCCGGCAACGACGGAGACAGCTACTACCTGAGCGTGAAGGACGGCGCGGAGCACCGGTTGATGGTGTACGAGACCAAGACCGGGATATGGGTGCTGGAGGACGGCACGGAGGCGGTGGACTTTGCGCGGCTGGGCAAGAAGCTGTACATGCTGGCGGGCGGCGACGTGTACCTGCTGGATGGCGAGGACACACCGCAGGATCAGGAGTGGATGGCGCAGTTCGCCCCCATGTATGAGACCATCGACGGCAAGAAAGCGTATTCAAAAATACTGATGCGGCTGGAGCTGCCGAAGGGCAGCTACATGACGGCACAGATGCGCTGCGACGGAAAGCCGTGGCAGACGTGCGGCAAGGTGGTGGGCAAGGAGCACAACGTGACCAGCCTGCGGCTTGCGGCCAACCGGTGCGACAAATTTGAGCTCAGGCTGGATGGCAAGGGCCCGTGCACCATACTGGGCATATCGAGAGCGTTTATGGTGGGGAGTGATGTGAAATGATTGTTTTCCCGGAGAGCATAAACGAGCTGCCGAAGGAGAACCCGTCAGAGGCGCTGGACATAACGGGAAACTACATTAAGTACATGTGCCAGCGCATTGACTGGGCAATGGGCAACGTGACAAAGAACGTCAGCAAGGCGGGCGTGTCCAACGCGGAGATGTACATTCTGCTGACGGCGCTGCAGAATACGGTGTCTGCCCTGCAGAGCACGGTGAACAGCCAGGGGGCCAGCATATCGGCGCTGATGCAGAGCGTGACGATACTGGGCAACGACTACACGGCGCTGGAGCAGAGAGTGGCGGCGCTGGAGAACAAGACATAAGGAGGATGCCTATGGCTATACGGAAAAACAAAAAAGCGACGACCGGCAGCGTTATGGGCGCAGTAAGCGGACTATTCGGCGACCCGAATAACCGGCGCAACATGGCGGACGCTATCGCCATGAAAAAAACGGCGATTAAAAACAACGCGGTCAACGGTGCCCTGGCGGGCGCATTGGGCGGCGCTGTGGGCGGCGCACTGAACTACGGGAACAGCGGCGGCAATTCCGGCGGTGGATACACGCGGGTGGAAATGCCGGTAGATGTGGGCGCACTTCCCACATTCAACAGCTCGTATCTGGATCAGCTGAATGCTTTGGCGCGGCAGCTGACCAGCATGAACTACGAGGACTGGACAAAGGGCAGCCAGTACCAGTCGCTGGCGGATCGGTATGGGAACAACGGACGGATGAGCATGCAGGACGTATTGGGGCAGGTGGCCGCCCGCACCGGCGGCTTGGCCTCCAGCTATGCCACCACGGCGGCGCAGCAGCAGTACAACCAGTACATGGCGCAGCTGGAGGAAGTGGCGCGGCAGATGTACTCACAGGAGCGCGGCGACATTATGGACACCGCCAATTTGTACCGCAATCTGGCAAACGACGAGTACGGCCGCTATCGGGACAGCCTGGCCGATTACAATGATCGTCTGGCGGCAGCACAGAGCGCGGCACGGAGCGCATACATCGGCAGCGGATACGCCGGCACGACAAGCATTGACCGGCTGAAAAGCCGCAGCGGCAACGGTGGCTCCGGCGGCAGCGACAACGCAAGATACAGCAGCAGCACGGCACTGAACCTGGCCACCAGCAACGCAAGGACCACCAGCGGGCAGATGATGGCGCTGGAGGCTATGTACGAAAACGGGAACATCACAAAGAAGCAGTACAGCGATCTGGTATACGCCGTGAAGAACCCGGGGAAATAAGGAGGGCGCGATGGGCTGGAAGCAGACATTTCAGAAGAAAATGAAAGCTGCGGGGATGGAAAACGACATCCCCGCAGCAAGCCGGACAAGCCGCAATGCAGACAGCGGCGGGTGGCAGGATAAGTTCCGCAGCAAAATGGAAGCTGCCGGCATGGGCGGCGATATTATCCGCACCGGCGGCAGAACGGCAGCGGATGTGGCGCCCAGCACCTATAAGCCGGACACGTCTATGCTGGTTACGCCGGGCGTGCCTGCGGGAAACGCAACAAGTGCGGCGGGGAAATATAACGTGGGCCAGGGCTTGGCAAAAGCCGGACAAATGGGCCTGACACAGATCGCCAAAGTGGGCAGCTCTGCCGGCGCATGGATAGAGAACCTGCTGGGTGATTTTGCCCGGGAGGGCTCCAACGGCTACTGGGACCCGGACACCAGCAACTGGCTTTTCAACCGCTGGAACCGGGCTATTGACGCGGAGGCGCAGGGGGTGCAGCAGCGGTACGCAGAAAACACGGCACGCGGCGGGAAAGCGGCGCAGGTTTTTGAAGACCTGGGTGCGGCGACGGTGGCGGCGGTGCCGCAAGCCATTGCGGCGCTGTTGACCGGCGGCGCCAGCACGGCGGCACAGGCAGGTGCACTGGCGGAAAACGCGGCGGCTTCCTCCGGGTTGGTCAACACCATTTCCCGCAGTATGCGGGCAATGGTGAAAGATCCGAACTTCCAGCTCTCCTTTGCACAGGTATTTGGCCCCGGGTATGAGCAGGCAAAGGCGGACGGCGCGGACGATTTCCGCGCTTCCGTGTACGCCATCGGCAACGGACTGATGAACGCCGCCGTGGAAGTGGGCGGCGGTATCCAGACGCTGCCACGGGAATTGCAGAACGGCGGCAGCGCATGGAAAGCATGGGTGAACACCATGCTGGACGAGGGCAAGGAGGAAGTGGTGCAGGGCGTGATCGAACGCGCCACGCAGAACGCCGTCTATGGACGGGACAACCCCCTTGTCGGTATCGGCAACGGCGCCATTTTTGACCCGGCGGCAGCGGCGGAGGAATTTGCCGGTGGCGCTGTGGTTGGCGGTATCCTGGGCGGCGGGCAGGTGGGCGTGAACACCCTTGCCAACCGTTCGGCATACAACGCGGCCAGAGCGCAGTATGACCGGGACGTGCGGCAGAACACCGCGCCGGAGATGGACGGCAGGACGGCGGAAGCCGTGGAGGCGGTGACCCGGGGCGAGACGATCACCGGCAACCAGGCGGCAGCCATTGCACGGGACCCGGTGGCCGTGGAGACACTGGAGGCCAGCACCGGGGTAAAGCTGGACACGGAAAAGCCCATCAGCCAGCTCAAACGTGAAATTATCGCCCTTGCAAGCCGCGAGACAGCGCAGGAGCAGACACAGCGCGCCCCGGCTATCCCCCAGACGCAGAAACGCGCACAGAAAGCCGTGGGCGGCTTTATGGAGGCGGGTCAGAGAGCGTATCAGCAGGTGCGGGAGACAAGCGGCAGCGTCGCGGAGGTGTACGCAGGCTTTTCCGCCATGTACAACGCGGGATTGAACGGCGTTGAGGCGGAAAAGGCCAAGGGCAAGTACGCGGCGATGCTGACGCCGGAGCAGCAGTACACGGCGTACAACGCAGGGCTGGAGGACGCCAGGGCGCAGGTGGCACGGGAGAATGCGGACGTAGCATCCGTGACTACCACGGCAGGAGCAGGTTTGGCGGACAATGCCTACAGCCGGTACATCATCGCCAAAGACAAGGGCGCGGCCTCGACGCTGAACACTATCGGAAAGAAGCTGGGCGTGCGTATCGAGTTCGTGGACAGCATTATGGATGGGCAGGCCAACGGCCAGTACATCAGGGAGAAAAACCTGATCCAGGTCGCGGCGGACAGCACGAACCCCATCTATGAGGTGGCGGGGCACGAGGTCACCCACCGGATGCAGGACCTATCCCCCGACGAGTACCGGGCGTTCCGGAAGGCGGCGATAGAGTACCGCATGCGGGAGAACGGCGCGGACACGGAAACGGAGGTCGTGCAGCGGTACATGGAGGCGGCAGAGAGAGCCGGCATAACGCTGACGCAGGACGAGGTGATGGACGAGATCGCCGCAGACTTTGCGGGGCGGATGATCGAGGACACGGATCTGTTCGCGCGGTTTGCCAAGGACAACCGCACGGCGGCGCAGAAGCTGTTGGACGGGCTGAAGGAATTTATTGCCAAAGTCAAGGCTATGTTCACCGGCAAGGCAAGAGATAACGCGGCGATGGATGCCTACGGCAAGACCTTCGGAGAGCTGGAGGACATTGCGCAGAAGTGGCAGGCGGCCTTTGACGCAGCGGAGAGACAGGCGGAGAAAACAAAAACCGCCGCCGGTGATGGCGACGGTGCAAAGTATCAGATCAAGCAGTTCCCCAATGGCATGAAATACGTTCAGGCGGACAGACAAGTGTTATTTGGCAACGACCCCAAGGCGTGGAGTGAACAGCTGGAAAACTATATCAACGGCAAAATCCGCAATCACGAGGATGTTCGCCTGATTGCCGAGGACGGCGATGTTCTGCTTCTGACAAGTAAATCTGCCGGGAAGCTGAGTAGCATTTACGACAACAATGGTCGAACGATGGATGAAAAAGCATTTGAACGTAAAGCAAATGCGGCTGCTCACATCGACGAACTCATTAAGGTTTCTGAGCGCGGAGGAAAGACTGTCCTTGACTTTGGCGGGCGTCACGGTGACATGGCAAAAGACGGCTGGAACTATCGAACGGCGTATTTCATGGATTTTGATGGAAAGTATTATCGAACGCGCATTTCCGTTGCGCTGGGTAAGGATGGGGGCATTGTCTACAATATCGGGGAAATGCAAGAAAGAAGCACTCCCCAAATTAACGGCTCTTCCGGAAACTCCGGCGCTCAGCGGGGGAATGCTTCTGGTATTAGTATACTCACCGAGGGCGGAAATGTCAAGCCGAAGTTTTCTTTGAAAGCCACGGACAGCACCGGGCGGAAGCTCTCCGAACAGCAGCAGGAATATTTCAAGGATAGCAAGGTGCGTGACGCGGAGGGGCGGCTTATGCCGCTATACCACCAGACGAGTGTGGAGTTTACCGTCTTTGATACGAGACACAAGGGCGCTGGAACAGGGGATAATGAAACGCCGTTCGGGGTATTTTTGAAGAGTTCTTCAAGGGATATTGGCGTGAACGGCTCTCGGCAGATGGAACTCTATGCCGATATAAAGAACCCCTTGCAGGTGCACGACCGCAGCGAATTAGTATCACAGCTTGCAGAAATGTCCTCGGAATATGCAGCATTGAAAAACCGGTCTGATGTTATCGACAAAGAGTATAACCAAAAGTTTGAAAAGGCTAAAAAGGATTTTGTCGATTTCATTACAGAGTGGCGCAGGCAAAACCCAACTGCTTCCCGGTCTGCGCTCTATGAGGTGGACGAGTTCAACAAGGTGTTTGACGCAGAGGACAGCCTTGTTGAGGAATGGGGAAAGGCAAAGGATGATTTGGCGTTGCAGGCAAAAGAGGCTATTACTTCTGCGTTGAGAAATAACGGGTATGACGGCGTTATTATTTCCGAAGATTCCGGCAGCTTTGGCAGAACAACGGATGCCTATATTGCTCTTGATGCAAGGCAAGTAAAGAACGTGGATAACCTCACCCCCACCAGCAACCCGGATATTCGTTATCAGCTGCGGAGCACAGCGGACATTGAACAGGAGGTGCGGGACCTGAAACGGGAGCGCACGGTACTGGCCAGCCGCAACCGCGCATTGGAGCAGCGGGTGCAGGAGCTGAAGGGCGAAATGCGCATCAGTAAGGAGCCGTCCGTAGTGCTGCGGGACGTGAAAAAGCTGGGGCGCGAAACCATACGCAAGTACGGCAGCGACGTGGAATACGGCGACATTCAGGCCGACATGGAGGCGCTGGGCAAGGCTGTGATGAAGAAAGACGTGAGCATGGCCGACCTGATGCCCTACGCCAGAAACGCGGCGACGGCCATCGTGGACAACACGACGGAGCTGACGGAGCACGGCGCGGAGCTGCTGGAGATCAAAGACTACCTGAAGCGGCAGAAGATCCTTTTCAACGGGGAGATGGACCACTACAACGAGTTCCGCAAACGGTACATGGGAACGCTGAAGCTGAACAAGTCAGAGGGCTTGCCGGTGGACACCATGTACGAGGAAATGACGGAGATGTTCGGCGAGGGCTATTTCCCCAGCGACGTGTATACCGAGGCGGACAAGCTGCAGCAGATCGCGGATGTGCTGGACAGCATGGACAGCATTTATGAAAACCCCTTTGACAGCTACCGTGACGCAGCCATTCAGGAGATCGCCAACGACATCATTGACGGCATGATCTCTGACCAGGTGCGGCAGAAGAAAACCTTTGCCGACCGGCGGGAGCTGGAGAAGCAGGAGGCCGTGGGACGGGTGCGTGAAATGCTGACAAAGGAGCGGGAAAAGCGCCGGGACATGGTAAAGCGGATGCGCCGGGAGTACAGCGAAAAGACACGGAATGGCCGGGAGAAGCGGTACGCCGCGGAAATGCGTGCAAAAATCGCCAGACACACGGGGCCTTTGTCCGAAAAGCTGCTGCGGCCCACGGACAAGAAGCACATCCCGGAGGAGCTGCGCGTGGTGGTGGCTGATCTGCTGCGGAACATCAACCTGGAGAGCGCATACAGCTACGACGAGAACGGACGGCTGCGGAAAAACGCCGGCGGCGACCCGACCCGACGGACGCAGGAGGCCGTGAAGCTGAAAAAGGCATACGAGGACATCATTGCCCGTGAGGGGAACATGGTGGTGGACCCCGATTTGCTGGACAGCGGCGGTCTGCTGGACAGTCTGGCGGCGCTTGGCGGAAAGCGTATCGCCGACATGAACGTGACGGAGCTGGAGACCGTATGGAACGCGGTGCGGGCCATCGAGGCCACGCTGACCAGCTACGACCGGACGCTGGCGAACCAGAAGTACGCACGGACCAGCGAGTGGGCGGACAGCCTTATGATGGGCAGCATGAGCCGGAAGCGGCGGAACCGGAAGATCTCGCTGGATATGGCGGACCCGTATACGTTCTTCTCCGCCTACGGCGACGGCGGCATGCAGGTATACCGGACGCTGCGGAACGCGCAGGACCGGGAGCACGTGATGCTGACGGATCTGCGGGGCGCGGCTAAAAAGTTCCTGGATGCGGACGTGTACAAAAACCGCTTTGAACGGCACACGTTCACCACAAGCCGGGGCGTGGAGCTGACGCTGACCAACGAGCAGATCATGAACCTGTACAACCTGGCAAAGCGCGGTGAGCAGGCCATGAACCACCTGATGGTGGGCGGCATCGTGCAGCCGGAGATCAAGCGGGACGGCAAGCTGAAAGCCATCCCCCGCGGGACGGAGAACATTCTGCTGACGCTGGAGGACGTCAGGGCCATCACCTCCGTGCTGACACCGGAGCAGATCAAGGTGGCGGACGGATTGCAGAAGCTGGCCAGCACGAAGCTGGCGGAGTGGGGCAACGAGGCCAGCATGTCGGTGTACGGCTATCGGAAGTTCATGGAGACGCATTACTGGCCCATCAAGACGGCGAAGGAGGCCACGGCATCCAGCGTGGAGAAGGGACCGGACATCGCCAGAGAGATCAAGAATATGGGCAGCGCAAAGGCCCTGACGCCAAACGCCAGCAACGCGCTGGACATTGGCGGCGTGTACGACGTGTTTGCGCAGAACGCCAGCGACATGATCAAGTACGCCACGCTGCTGGCCCCGATGGAGGACATCAACCGGCTGTACAACTACCGATACCGGGACAGCATGGGCAATCTGACCGGGAAGAACGTGCGGCAGGTGCTGTCCGGCGTGTACGGCGACGCGGCGCAGAGCTACTGGCGGAACCTGATGCGGGACGTGCAGAACGGCATGGTGAAGAACGCCAGCGCCACCACAAGGGCCGTGGAGCGCATTGTGGGCAACACAAAGGGCGCTGCTGTGGGTGCGAACCTGCGCGTGGTCATCCAGCAGCCCACGGCGTACTTCCGGGCGGCGGTGGTGCTGGACCCGGAGAACATGGCGAAGGGCCTGGGCAACGGCGTGACCAAAGGCAACGGCTGGGACAAGGCCCGGAAGTGGGCACCCATTGCGGGCATCAAGGACACGTCCGGCTTTGACCAGGGCAGCCGGTACACCATTGCGCGGGAGGTATACGGCACGGACGGCAGCTTTATGGAGTGGCTGAGCGACAAGAGTATGTCACTGGCCGGGAAAGCCGATGCGATGACGTGGGGCAAGATCTGGAACGCCTGCGAGTGGCAGGTGGCGGCGGACACGAACCTGGAGGTTGGCAGCGACGCCTACTATCAGCAGGTGGCGGAGGTATTTACGGACGTGATCGACCAGACGCAGGTGGTGGACGGCATCATGCAGCGGACACAGATCATGCGGGACAGCGACGCGCTGACGCGGCAGGCCACGTCCTTTATGGGTGAGCCGCTGAAAAGCCTGAATATCCTGATGCGTTCCTACGACGCATGGGTGTATGAAACGAACCCGCAGAAACGCAGCAAGGCGCTGAAGCAGCTGAAGCGGGCCGTGGGTGCCTTGCTGGTGACGGACGTGGTGAACGCGCTGGCACAGTCCATCGTGGACGGCCTGCGGGACGACGACAAGGACAAGAAATACTGGGAGCGCGTTCTGGAAGCATTTACCGGCATTACAGGGGAGGAAAAGGACTTTGGCGAGGCTGTCAAGAACATCACGCTACAGGGCAATGTGAAGGGCAACATCACGCTGGTAGGCCGTATTCCCTACGCCAAAGACATTATTTCCATTTTGCAGGGCTACACCGTAGACCGCATGGATGCCGGCGCGGTGGACGACATCGTAAGGGCCACCAAGTCCATGATTTCCAGCGCCAACGGACAGGGCAAAAAAACGGCGGCGTACAACGTCAAGCAGTTCCTGACCGTGGTCAGCAAGATCTTTGGCGTCAGCGTGGCGAACCTGGGACGGGATACCTGGGCCATTGCCAGAAGTATTGCCAGCGAGACCGGGAATGTGCGGCTGATGTTTGAGATGGAAAAGGCCATCTACCGCATGGACAAGAGCGCCGGGAACCGGAAAACGTGGTGCGAGTTGCTGTACCGGGCGCAGAAAGAAAGGGACACCGAAACGGCGCGTCTGATCTACCGTGAGATGCTGGCGCACGGCTATGAGGAGACGGACGTGCGGCAGGGCGTGGAGACCATTATGAAGCAGGAGCAGGGCGTAAACTCTGTGAAAGAACTGAGAAACCGGTGGATGGCACCGTAAAACAAAGAAAGGAGCAACGGGCGATAGGCGCAACCATCCTATGGCACCATCCCGCCGCAAGGCGGTCCGCAGGCCTGCGTAAGCAGGATGAACCAGCAGCACAGGGAAATCCGCGCCATGCTGAAGGGCATGGCACCCAAGAGGGCTATCGCATGGATCCAATCTTTTGAGTTACCACAAGAGGAAGCCCAGTGCATCGCGGAGTGCGATGTGCGGCGTCGCAGCTGCGTGGAGCAGGCATTTTGCATGAACGTGTCTGTTGACGTGGTAAAACGATGCCGGCGAAGGGCATACCGAAAAATTGCAGACGGGCTGAACGCAGAAAAAAGCCACACCTGAAAAGGTGTGGCTTTTTATTTGCCGCCGAAAGGGGGACGGCGGCGTGTGTTGGGGGGGATAGCCTGATTATACGGCGAAATAAATAAAAACGCAATAGAGACGCACTGATTTTTAACGCGCACTTATCAGCCACTTTATCGCCACTTTGAAATGGGCATATCCCTGTATGCTTACAGTAAAGAGAGGTGGTCGTGATGTTCGTGCGCTATAACCCAAACCCGGCGGGCAAAAACGTGGGGGATTGCCCGGTTAGGGCCATCTGCAAGGCCACTGGGCAGGGATGGCATGAGACGTATGTGCAGCTGTGTATGCAGGGGCTGGCTTTGGCGGATATGCCCAGTGCCAACAATGTATGGGGCGCGTATCTGAAAAAACTGGGATTTAGGCGGCATATTATCCCGGAGGATTACCCGGACAGCTATTCCGTGGGTGACTTCGCAAGAGAGCACCCGCGTGGTACATATCTTCTGGCGCTGGCGTCCCACGTGGTGTGCGTGATAGACGGAGACTGGCATGACACGTGGGACTCCGGGGCCGAAACACCTTTGTATTTTTGGGAAAGGACGGATGAGGAATGAACTATCCCTATTACGGAAACCCCTATATGCCGCCTATGCCGGACAACCTCGGCCAGCTCAGGCAGCAGCAGATGATGCCCCAGCAGATGCCGCAGATGCAGAACCCTATACCGCAGAGCGGCGTGCAGTGGGTATCGGGCGAACAGGAAGCCAGGAGCTGGATGGTGGCGCCCAACGCGGCGGTGGCCCTTTGGGACAGCACGGCGCCCACGGTGTACCTGAAGCAGGCGGACGCCAGCGGCAAGCCGACGCTGAAGGTATACGACCTTGTGGAGCGGCTTGCAAACGCGCCTGAAGCAAAAAAGGACCCCGGGGCGGAATATGTGACCCGGGCGGAGCTGGACAAACTGGCGGCCATTGTGGCCGAAATGAAGGCCAAGAAGAAGCGCAAGGTAGAGGAGGAAGAGGACGATGAGTAATCCGTTTTATCAGGCGATGGGCGGGAACGTAAACCCGCTGGGGAATTTTGGACAGCTGGTGCAGAAGTTCCAGCAGTTCAAAACAAGTTTTCAGGGCGACCCGAAAGCAGAAGTAGAGAAGATGCTGCAGAGCGGCGCGCTGACGCAGGAGCAGCTGAACCGGGCGCAGGCGATGGCGCGGCAGTTCCAAAACCTTTTGTGATCAATATCGTGGCCACGATTTGATGAAATACATCTTTATCCGAAAGGAGTGACAACAATGGCAATTACTGACGGCAGTCCCACCATGACCATGCCTGTGGCCCCTACCGGCATGATGGGCAGCGGCTTTGGTGGCGAAAACGGATGGTGGGTCATCCTGTTTATCATCCTGCTGTTCGGCTGGGGTCGTAACGGCTACGGCAACAACAACGGCAATGTGATGGACGGTTATGTGCTGACCTCTGACTTCGCCACCGTTGAGCGCAAGCTGGACGCGGTGAATAACGGCATCTGCGACTCCACGTTTGCCCTGAACAACTCTATCAATGGCGGCTTTGCTACGGCAGAGCTGTCCCGCGCAAACCAGCAGGCGGCGCTGATGCAGCAGCTCACCTCTATGCAGATGCAGAACCAGGAGTGCTGCTGCGAGAACAGGGCAGCTATCGCTCAGGTGCGGTACGACATGGCGACGCAGGCCTGCGACACCCGCAACACCGTGCAGACGGCGGCCCGGGACATCGTGGAGAACGCGAACGCCAATTCCCGTGCGATTTTGGACTTCCTGACGCAGAGCAAGCTGCAGGATCTTCAAAGCGCCAATCAGGAACTGCGCCTTGCCGCATCTCAGGCTGCGCAGAACAACTACCTGATCTCCCAGCTGCGGCCCACGCCCATTCCCAGTTACCCGTCCTGCAACCCGTGGGCAAGCGGCAGTTATACCGGCTGCTGCGGCTGCTGACAACTGCATAGCACCAGCTGTTCGGAATTTCCGAACTGTTCAGCCCCGTGCTGATACTGACACCAACGCGGCGGGGCAATAGCTCCGCCGCTGTATTTTGAAAGGAGTGATCATTTTGGCCGAGTTTACCAACGCCAATATCGTGACTGTGGCCGCAGGGCAGAATGTGCCTCTGACGGAAACCGCGGTCAACAGCAAGCCGTGCATCGTACATCGTGAGGGTGCCGGGGTGGTGACGCTGCGTGGACTGACGAACCAGTGCAGAGCGCTGTACAAAGTCACTTACGGCGGCAACATCGCCATTCCCACCGGCGGCGCCGTGGGAGCCATCACCGCCGCGCTGGCCGTCAACGGCGAGGCGCTGACCAGCGCCACAGCGACGGTGACGCCTGCTGCCGTGGAAAATTATTTCAATATCTACGTTTCCGCGCAGGTGTGCGTACCGAAGGGCTGCTGCCTGACGGTCGCCATGAAGAACACCAGTACGCAGGCGGTCAGCTTTGCCAACAGCAATTTGACCGTTGAGAGAATTGCGTGAGAGGAGGGACGACATGAACATGAAGGAACTTTTCGGCATCCGCGAGATGCTGTGTGACGAGCTTTCCGAGTATGCCGGCAAGCAGGAGATGGGCACCGGAGAGCTGGACGTGATCCACAAGCTGACGGCCTCTATCAAGAACATTGATAAGATCGCCATGTTTGAGAGCGGCGGGTACAGCCGTGACGATGGGTATTCCCGCGAGGATGGGTATTCTCGCGGCGGCGACTGGGATGCAAGCATCCGGGGTACGTATGGGCGCGGCAGCTCGTACCGGCGCAAGAGAGACTCTATGGGCCGGTATAGCCGCGATGACGGGTATTCACGCGATGGGCATGCCAAAGATGTGATCGAGCGCATGATGCAGGACACCGACGATCCCAACGTGAAAGAGGCGTTGCGGCAGTGCATGCACGTGGTGGAGAAGGGCTGACGTTGCTAACACGTTACTAGCAAGCGTGTTTTATAGGAAATAAGAAAATCCCTGTAACAGTTGTTGTTACAGGGATTTTTTGGTGGAGACTGCTGGACTCGAACCAGTGACCTCCTGCGTGTGAAGCAGGCGCTCTAACCAGCTGAGCTAAGCCTCCGAATTGTCGGCGACCCTCGGGGTTCCGACATGGTGACCCGTACGGGAATCGAACCCATGTTACAGCCGTGAAAGGGCCGTGTCTTAACCTCTTGACCAACGGGCCGTCTTTCGAGGGGTATACCGGAGAGATGCTGACGCATCTCTCCGGTGTGGTAGCGGCGACTGGATTTGAACCGGTGACACTGCGGGTATGAACCGCATGCTCTAGCCAACTGAGCTACGCCGCCATGTCATCCTCGACAGGCACGAGTTACTATACCATATTTCAGCTCCCTTTGTCAACAGCTTTTTTGCAAAACCGGGAGAAAACAAAAGTCAAGCATTAAATGCGCACAATTTTTCGCTTCTTGTTTTGTCTAATTTTGACAAGCCAACATGGCCGCCGTCATGTCCCATGGTCGGCAGCCTGCGTGTTTTCCTGTTCTGTTCCTCGTGTTCCGCTCCACTCACATCCTCTCCCTTTGATTGTCCTCTGTGCTGGTTTCTTCCTGTTACGCGATCAGCCCGATCTCCCGCAGGCACTCCCGGAACATGACCTCGCTGCTCTTGTACCCGAAGATTTTCCGTGGATAGTTGTTAATCCATTCCTCCGTGGCCGCGATCTCCGCCGCGCTGACCTTAGAGAAATCTATGCCTTTCGGATGCCGCCGCCTGATCATGCTGTTGGCGTTCTCGTTGCTCCCCCGTTCCCACGAAGAATACGGATGGCAGAAATATACCTTGGTGCGCGGGATGGTCTTGTTGACAGCGCTCCGCTCCAGCTCCTCCGCCGCCGAAAATTCTGAGCCATTGTCAAAGGTGATGCTTTTGAAGATCGCTCTGAACCGTCTGGCACCGCATTTCCGCTCCAGCGCATCCAGCGCCTTGACCACGGTTTCCGCCTTTCTGTTCGGTATTCCTATGATAATGTCTTTCCGCGTTTTGCGCTCATTCAGGGTCAGCAGGGCGCTGGTGGTCTTGCACTTGCCCTTTCCGCTGTACACGGTGTCGCCCTCCCAATGCCCGAACTCCTCGCGGCTCTCCACCTCCGGCGGGCGCTGTTCAATGCTGTCGCCTGCGGAGGCTCTGGCCTGATCGTCCTTGGTCTTGACCTTTTTATAGCCCTGCTTGTGCTTCCCGTGGCGCGGCAAGTCCACCTGCGTGATTTGTAGAAAGAGGCCCTTTTTGATGTAGCTGTAGATCGTCGTCACAGAAACCGAGGTCTCGAATGTCCGCCCCTCCATCATCGCGTAGCCGAGGACGGCAGCGGGACTGCACTCTTTTTCAACGATTGTCGCCTCGATGTAGTTTGCAAGCTCGTGATCTTTGCCGATTTTCAAGTCTGGCCCTTTCTCCCGCAAGTGTTCCTGATACCGCGCTTCCGCAATGTCCGGGCTGTACGCCGTCGCCATTTCCCACGTCGCCCCGTCCAGCCGCTCATACTCTCCGCGCTTCAACTCCCGGTAGATGGTGGAAACGTGGACGCGCAGCTTCTCCGCAATCTGCGGCGGCTTCAAGCCCCTGCGCTGCCACTTCTCAATGCGCAGCCTGTCGTTCTTGGTCAGATGCTTAAATGTTCGCCCTCCGGTCTGCACCGTAAAGCCTCCTCTCTCATGCTTTTGCGCGGGCGGTGTCAGGTCTTGCCCGTTCCGCTCCGCCGGTTTGCTTTGTCGCTTTTTGTCTTATTATGATACCTGTAAATCCCTTGCCGCGCAACTGATTTTTCGTTGCGAACGCGCAAAAAATCCCCCGACCGCTATATCTATGAGTATAGCAGCCGGGGGATAATTTCAGTTATTCAGTTCCTTTTCGCCGTCCGTCTTGCCGGTGGTTTCCTCCACAAAAATGCCATCCAGCTTACCGATTGCGCTGTCCACGGCGATGTCCAGTTCCTTAACCGCCGCCTCGATCACGGCCTTTACCTCCGCCGTGACCTTAATGCCCTTTGCTTCAAGCATCTGCACCACATAATCGTACTTCGGGATGGTCAGCGTACCGGCCTCGCGCTGCTTCTCTGCCGCCTTGACCAGAACGGTGACAATGCCGTACAGGCGCTTGTCTTTCAACCAAGGGATGCCGGTCTTGACCAGCCACGGAATGGCCACGCCGGTGAAGAACAGGCCGAGGATGGCGAAAATGGCCTCAATGACAATGTTGATGATGTCGGGAATGATCTGTGTCATGGTGTGTACCTCCTTACACTTTCGTCAGATATTTCTTGTTCACGTTTCCTGTGATCGCGCCGCTTTTCAGCGTGGAAACTGAAATGCGGTCGCCGCTGATTGCCCGGACATACAGCTTTGCGCTGTACACCCACGAGGAAAACTTGCGCGTGGTGCCGTAGACTGTGGCAGCCTTGTCCATCGTCACCTGATCGCCCACGGCCAGCGCCGCCGCTTCGGTCTTGATGTCTGCCGCGTCCACCCAGCCGTACACGGTGCTTCCGCCGCCGCTCACGGCGACAAGGTGGTACGGATGCCTGCTCACAAGCGGCTGATACACCTGCGTCACCTTGGCCTTGCCCGGCTTGCACGGTTTGCCCACGGTGCTGTTTGCGCTTGTGTAGTGCCTCTCGCCGGTGAATGTCACGATGTCGCCCACCTTGCACCCGCCGCCCTTGGCCGGTGCAGCGTCCGCCGCATTCCCGCCGCCGGTCGCCTCCTTTCCGCCGTACTTCGGTACGCCGTAGCCGCGAATGTACCGCCCGTTCACAGAAATGGTGCGGCGCTTCACGCTGTCGGAGTAGTTGCCCTCAATGACGGTGATGCTTGTCCCGCTGACCTTTTCCACGATGCCCACATGATCGGCGCTGCCGGTACAGTCTCCCCCGCCGCTGTCCTGCCAATCGTAGAAAATATAGTCGCCGGGCTTCGGCACATAAGCGTCGTTCTCCTGCCAGCTCCCCAGCTTCTTGAACAGCTCGATGTGCTTTCCGCAGCCGCACTCCGTCGGGATGATGTCGGTCATTCCCGCCGCGATGGCGACGGCGCTTGCGAACGTGCTGCACCATGCGTCCGTGTACTTCACAGCGTAGCCACGGGCCAGCGGCTTGTGACTGTTGTACAGGTCGATGATCTTCCTGTGGCTCCCGTCGCTCTCTTTGCATCCGATGTAGCTCTGTGCGATGCTCACGATCTTCTGCCGCTGTTCCTGTTCCGTCATAGTCTTTCCTCCGCTTCCTGCGGCGCTCCCTGCCGCATACTTGTCGTAATACTTCTGGCCGAACGCAGCTCGCCGGGCCTGCGCCGCCTCGCTCTGATCTGCCGGGCGCTCAAATTTCAGCAGCACCGCGTCCGATGCTGCCCGGACGCTTCCAGCCGTTTTCAGCACGGCCAGCACCGTCTTATAGCCCTCCCGCAGCTCTTTCATCAGGAAATCAAGCTGCATTTCCAGATCGCCGATGCTCTTTCGGCAGCATTGGGCATAGTCCAGCAGCTCTGCCTTGCGGGAGCAGTATGTCCATTGAGCAAGGCCATAGCCCGCCTTATCCGTTGCGAAGAACTGATACTTGCCGCTGTCCACCGCCGCCGTATAGCTTGCGTCGGTCACGCCAAGCCTCTTTTCGTATAGGTTCTCCACGTTGTTCGGGATAAGGCCGCTCTCCGCATACAGGTTTCCCATCAGACCGGCGGTGCCGAAGTCGTTCAGCCCCGCGTCTTTCAGATAATTCCAGATTTTCTCCTCGTTGTTTTTCCCTGCCAGCATGATCTATCCCTCCTCACGGTTCCTCTGTCTGCTGTGCAATCCGTTCCGCCTCCTCCTTTTCTCTTCTCATGTCCGCAAGCTGCCACCGCCTGTCCTGCTTCTTCTCCTTGGTGGTCTTTATCCAGCCGAGGATGCCGCACTCGCCGCCCAGCGTGGCGAACACGCAGGTGATCAGCGTATCCGGCACGGAGCCGTACACGGTAAACAGCGCGATCATGGCTATCGTGAATACCGTCAGACACAAAAAGACGATCAGCAGAATAAAGTCCATGGTTCCCATGCGCTTCTTCCGGCCTTTCGTCTTTGCCTGCGTTCGCTTTCCCGCCATGTCAGTCCTCCTTGATGTGCGGATGCGCGTTTTTATTCAGGTGCTTATTCAGTTTGTCCAGCGCATCCTTGCACGGCCCGTTGCACCCCTGCTCCACAAGCCCCTGCAACGCGCCGCGCAGGCCATAGCAGATAAGCGTCTGCTCCTCCTGAATGGCGTTGATGAACTCGCTCTGCTTTTTGTTGCTCTCAATGACCTTGTACACGGAAACAATGGCGGCGACCAGCGCTCCGATTGCTCCCAAAAGGCTGGCCGCCTTAATGATGGTGTCCGCGTCGATGTACATTTTCCTGTCCTCCTGCTTTCACTCCGGCCATTCGTCCCCGCCGATGGCCCTGCGGTATGCCTCGTCGGCCTCCGCGATCTCGTCTCGCCCGGTCACGGTGTCGCCCAGCTCCGCAAGGCGTGTCGCCAGCACCCGGACGGTACGCGCCTGCATTTCCACAAGCGCCTCCAGCTCTGCGATGATCTGCAAATGGCTGCTCACGCCGTCGCCTCCGTCCAGCCGTATACCCCCGGTTCCCACACATTGGCATCCGCCGTTGATGTCCAATGCTTTCCATTGTGGCTCACCTTGTCGCCCTTTGCGTAAGCGTCATGCGCCCCCACCGGCTGGCTCCATTCCGGCCATTCTTCCTCCGGGTCAGATGCCGCCGACCAAAGCGACACCGCCTTGTCCGGTTCCCATCCAGCCTGTGAGGTGTGCGCCTGTACGCATTTGTACAGCTTGTCCCCCCAGTTGCGTAGCTGCCCCACCGTGTAAGCAACGCCGGTCTGCCACATTTCAAACAGGCTCTTATGCTCCCCCGCAGTCACAGCGTCGATGCTTCCGCTCTCCGCCAGCGTCACAAAGGCGATCTCCGTTGCTTTTCTCGTTTCTTCCATCACCTTTATCCTTTCCACATACCGGTAATGCTCGCTGATGGTATAGAAGTCGTACCGCGTCCCGTCCTCGTCCGTGTCGCTGTGATAGTGCCAGTCGATGCGGCAGCGGTCTGTGATGCTGCTGTCGTCGTACTCCCGCACCGTGGTCAGGTATTCACCCTCCCGCAGCGCGGGGCCGCCCACGATTTTCAGGTTTTCCCGTTCTACGCCGCCGATAACGCTTGTCCCGTAGACGTATTCCATCTTGCCCGCTCCTTTCTTGCGTGTTCTCTGACCACGCATTTCAATTTCCGCTGCAAACCCGCCTCCACATAGCTCTGGAAAAAGTGAACGTGATTGCAGTGCTTCATCTGGCCCAGTCTGGATAAAAGCCCCTGCGCCAATGCGGGCTTGATCGCGTGGTGCCGCCGCATGGCACGGCGGCAGGCGGAAAGAGAATGTTTCAGGCGCACCATGTTTCGTTTCCGCAGCAGGGTATACCCTCGCCCGAAGCGATACCCCAGCGCCGCCACCGTCCGCTTTGCTGTCGGATAGAGCTGCCACTTGCCGTTCAGCCGCAGGCCGTGTGCCGCCAGCCATTTCTCGATCAGCTCCCGCAGCCGCCGCAGCTTCCGCTTGTTCCGCCCGAACAGGGTAAAGTTGTCCATGTACCGCAGGTAGTGGTCGCACAGTCCGCTTTCCCGTATCATCCGGTCGAGTGGTTGCAGCACCGTGTTGGCAAACCATTGGGAAAAGTAAGCGCCGATCAGAATGCCGTGCTTCATCAACCGCTCGCATACCTCCAGCATTCGCCGGTCTTTCACCAGCCGCCGGAGCCGCTTCATCACCGTCTCCGCCGTCAAACTGTCGTAGAAATGGTGGATGTCCAGCTCCTCGGCGTACTTCGTCCCTTTTGGGTCTGTCCGCATCCACTTCTTGATGGCTCGAACGCCGTAATGGATGCCCCGGTTTCGGATGCTCCCGCAGCAGAAATTGTCCATGCCCCGCATCATGATCGGCTCCAACACCTGAATGACCGCGTGATGCACATACTGGTCAGGCCACAGTCTCGGCTCCGATATGTCCCGCCACTTTCCGGCGCTCTTGTCCCAGCGTCGCGCAAGCCTCGGCTCGTTCGCCTCGTAACCGCCTGTAATGATCTCCCGCAGCTCTTTTACATAGCTGTCAATGTCTGCCTCCACCCGTGCCACCGTCCGGTTCGGTCTGTGGTGCGGATGGAAGCGGTGTGTCACGTTCACGGCGAAGATCGCCAGCCGCAGGTTTTCTTCCGATACCAGCTTTGGAAATAGGTTGTTTGCTCGTTTCATCAGGAATGTTTTCCTCCTTTTAGCCTCACGGCCTTTCCATCGCCTCCACGGGTTGTGGAAGTGTACTAAACCGTGTCCTGATGGCTTATCTGCACCAAGGGGTGCCGAGGATGTCCGCGCCCCGGCGCGGGTCTTTGCGTTGCCGGGTGTGGAGGTGGGTAGCCAGTCCATAAAAGGACGCGGCAGCCGATGTTCGCGTTCGAGTTGGACGCGTTGGTGTAGTTCACGTAGAACAGCCCGTGGTTCCCGTTCTGGTTATAGTTACCGCCGAAGTACAGACACGGGTTGGAAGCATTGAAGTTCCAGTTATCCGCCGAACCAAGAAGCAAGGCACCGACTGCGTGCGCGGTCATCCCCTGTATTTTCAAGCCGCCTGTGCGGCTGAAAACCCGTTAGCCTTTTGCGCGGCCTGCGGGCCGCAGGATACGCAGAGGGGGATGCGTCCCCCTCTGCACTCCCCCGTCAGGGGAGTTTTTGGAGGCGGCAGCCGATGTACGCGTTCGAGGAGGACGCGCTGGTGTAGTACACGCAGAACAGCCCGCGGTACCCGTACTGGTCATAGCTACCGCCGAAGTACAGACACGGGTTGGAAGCATTGAAGCTCCAGTAATCCGCCGAATATGTCGTCTCACTCCCGCCCGATGCCGTGGGATAGATAACCCATTCCAGACCGGCCACCGTTGCCACGGTAAAGGCGCTGGGCCATCCGCTCAACGGAACGCCCACAGCGGTGCCGCCGCTGTTGTCGCTGAAACTGCTGGGCGTGTTGATGATGTTCAGGCCGTTGCTGTTGTAGTAGCAGCCGTCGCCCCAGTCATACACGTTGTCCCACAGGCCCTCGATGTAGCGATACTGCGTACCGAGGCCATAGCTGTCCCGGCTCGCAAGCGTCGTTCCGGTGTGATAGGGCATACTGTCCGTATAGCCCATATTCTCCGTTGCGCTGTTGTTGCCGCAGCCCTTGCCGATGGTTTTCTGGCTGTTCCAGTCCGCGAACTCCACAAGGTACAGCATCCAGATCGTCATGCGCATCTGAATGTCGTTCTGCCAGATGTTGCTCCCCAGATTGTGGATGCTCGTGCGGGCCGTGCTGCGCGTGATATTCGCTTTCGGCTTTACACCGGACTGGCTCTTGTAGTTGTTGGTGTTGCAGTGATAGCGGCCAATGTACACAATGTCCCGCTCTCCCTTGCCGTCCCCTCGGTCGGCGTGGGCGGGGGAGACGTGAAAGCCGTCCGTTTCCTTATCCGCGATCTGGAGTTTCAGGCTGTTACCGCTCTTTGTCCACTTGTACCAAAACTTCGGGATAGCCACCAGCTCACCGGCCACCGCATCCGTCACGCGCACCATCCCGCTCCACGGGTACAGGTTGTCAAATGGGCTTCCGTAATTGGTCGCCCCCGCCCTGTACGGGGTCGGGTTCACGAAGCTGGCGGCCTCGTCTGTGCGGCTCCACACCGTTGTGCTGGTGCCGTCCCACACCACGCCGTAGACGTGCCGGTAGGCCAGCTTCACATTTACCGTCTGTCCGTCTGCCGTGATGGTGGCGGTGTCCTCCGCCGTCTCTCCGTTCTTGGTTGCGGTGATGTTGTATGTGCCGCTTTCCGTCACGGTGAAGTCCACCGTCCCCGTTGCAGATGCCGTCTTTCTCTGCGTCTTGCTCCCCTTGGTACAGGTGACGGTGGAGCCGCTGTCAATGCTCACGTGGATGGTCGCTGTGAAGTAGGATAGCGTCGCCGTGTATTGCTGCACCACGGAGACCGTCACCGTATCCGTGGCAGTCTGCCCGTTCTTGGTGGCCTTGATGGTGTATGTTCCGTAGTCCTCCACATCAAACGTCCATTTTCCGCCGCTCTCCGTCGCGTTGTATACCTTAGTCCCCAGCGTGGCCGTCACCGTGGAGCCGGTGGGCGCGGTCACAACGATCTGCGCCGTCATGCCTACCTGCGGCAGACTGTCCGCGCTGAGCTTGCCGTCTGCCCCCAGCGTCGGGATGCCGTTCGGCACGTTGATGGGGAGCTGATCGGTGTCCATCTTCCCGTCCGCGCCGAGACCTGCCACGCCGCCCGGCGTATTGATGGGGAGCTGATTGGTGTCCACCTTGCCGTCCGTTCCGATGCCCGCAACGCCACCCGGCGTATTGATGGGGAGCTGGCTGACCGGCACCTTTCCGTCTGTCCCCAGCCCCGCCTTTTTGGCAAGAGCCGCCGCCACCGCACCGCTGGTCAGCAGCTTGTCGCTGTTCTCCGTCGGCACCGTGTCGAACGTCTGCGCCGTAACGCCGCCCTTGCCGTCGCCTTTCAGGATACCGCTGGCGGTGATCTTGTCCTGCTTGTCCGTAATGGCCTGACGGATACCCTCGTGCGCGTTTTCATCCTCGTTGTGTGCCTTGATGGCAGCCTCCATGCTTTCTGCTGTCACCAGCGCCGAAGCGTCGATGGTCACCTGCAGCGTCCCGCCGCTGCCCGTAAACTCCAGCAGTCCGTAGAATGTGTACACATAGTCCGGCACGTCCGTCTTGCTGGGGATTTCCACGCCCGCGTCCGTATCCGTCTGAAATAGGGCGATCAGCCTTGCCGCGCCGCTGTCCAGCTTTGCCCAGATACCGAGCTGGTTCAGGGGGTAACCTGTTGCCAGCGGGGTAACTTGCAGTTGCAGCTTTTGCCCCTGCGCCGTTGTTTTGTTGGACAGGATGCTTGCCGTCTGCTTTTCGCTCACAAGCGCCGTCTGCGCCAGCATCGCCGCCTCACTCACACGGCCCGTTCCCGCCGCCGCGCGGGTAATTGTCAGCGTCTTTCCCGCTGTCCATTGTGCCAGCAGCTCACTGCCGCTGTTGGTGATAACGCCTTTCCATGCCACTTTTCGTTCCCTCCTGACTTAGAATTTCGATGCGCTGCCGAAGTCAACCACCGCCGCGCCAGCCATAGCCGCGATGCCGTAGGCCGTTGCGGTGCCGCCCGCATCGTAATATTCCACTTCCTCCAGATGTGCGCTGAACCGCTTGGCAGCGGCGAGCCGACGTTCGATCTCCGCGATGGTCATGGCGGCGAACTTCTGCCGCTCCTCCACGGTGGTGATGTTTACCCGCAGTCTGAACTTTCCGTGGGTGCCGCCGTACTCAAACCATTCCTCCAGCTTTGTTCCCGGATAGATCGCGTCAGCCTGCGTTCTTGCAGCTCCCGCAGTTCCCATTGTTCGCCGGATGTTCAGCGCCGTCTTGACGATGCGCCGCTTCTGCTCGATGTCGTACCCTGTGTCGTACCAGTCGATCTTCCAGTTCACGGCCAGCGCGTCCAGCACCTCCTCGGCCACGGTGTCGATGGCGGTGTATATCTGACTTCCCGCGATATAGCTCATCGTCTTTTGGTGCAGCTCCAGCATCGCCATGGATAGGGCCTTTACCCACGGCTGTTCTCCCAGAATGCGCGGCAAGCCGTCGGCGATTTGGGCATTTTTCAGGCTCTTAATCATCCTCCAGCCCTCCATAGGTGGCGGTGGCCCCCGTGCATTTCGGCAGCTCCGTGGTGTCGATCACGGTGTCTACGGGGGCGGTCAGCGTTACCCGCTTGGCCCCCGCTTCCCGCAGCCGGGCGATCAGCTCCGTCGGGTTGATGTCTCGCCCCAGCTTTCTTTGCCATGTCTGGAAGTCCGCCACCGCCGCCGCGATGCGGCTTTGTATCTCACTCACGCTTCGCTGGTCGCTTTCCGCGATCCAGTATTTCACGGTGATGTCGTATTCCACCTCGTCCGGGGCCAGCGCCGTCACCTTGTCGCACAGCGGGCGGATGGTCTCGTCGTCCAGATAGGCCGCCATGGCCGTCAGCTCCGTGCTGTTGGGGACGCGCAATCCGTTCTCGTCCTCGATCACGAAGTAGATATTTACCTCGTCCGGCAGCGGGCTGACGATGCGCACGTCAGCTACATCACCCCGCCACTCCCGCGCGTAGTATTCATAGGCATCGCGCGGCCCGGCGCAGCTATACACGCTGGGGGCGAGGTAGATGCGCCGTGTCAGGCTGTCGTCGTCCTCTGCGTCCAGTCCGCCGGTGCTTGGCGTGGTGTTGCTCACGCTGGCAACATAGGCGATGGGGTCAACCAGTATCTTGATGCCGCCGGACAGAATGCCGTTGCTATCCGCTCCGGCCTCCTCCGCCTGCACCACCACGTCGGTGTAGGTCTCTCCCGCCGCTATCTCGCCGTATTCCACGGTGTTGAAGTATTTCCCGTCCTCGCTCTTGACCCGCGTTCCCGTCGGAATGGCCGTCGCGCCGCTTTGCGCTTCCGAAAGCGTAAATCGCACCGTCGCCGTGGCCCGGTTTGCCTCCTTGCGCGTCAGCCCCACAAGAGCGGCCAGCGCATCCAGCGCGTCTCCGGTACTGGTTTTCAGCATTTCCATCCGTCCCTTTGCGTCGGCGTACTGCATCGTCTGATACTCCATCGCGCAAAAGGCTTTCATCAGCAGGTTCAGCGGGTCGGCCTCGCCGATCTCCGGCTCCTTTCCTGTGGCCTCCCGGTAATACTTGGTGTACAGCTCGCGGAGCTGTTCTTCCGTCTCCTGCAAAGTCATGCTTTCGATGAAACTCAGCTCCGGGCAGTTTGCCAATTCAGCGATATTAGACAAGCTCGATCACCACCTTTGGTATCATATTCCCGTCCTGCGATTTTCCCGCAGTCCATTCCACACGGACGACACGCGCCCGTGGCTCATACTGTTCTGTCTTGCGCACATACTCCGCCGCCAGCAGGACTTGCGCATTTTCCTGCGGGCAGTCGATAATCGTCCCGTCGATGCCGAACTCCCGGTCAAGCGCCTGCTCTCCGGCCCTCGTGGCGTAAAGCACCTGCAAATTGCGGTACACCTCCGCCGCCGTACTGTCGTTTGCGCTCCCCGGCAGTATCTCGATCACCGCGTTTTCCGTCGATAACATGGCTGCCTCCTTACAGGTATTCCTCGATGGTCAGGCTCACCTTGCACTCCACCATCGCTCCGCCGTGCAGCACCGCGCCCCACTCGTCGCTGATGTCCGTGATCTTGAACGGATACGGTGATACTGGCGAGCCGCCCACGATGAACCAGTCCGCCGCGTTGGTCTCCGCCATGCGCTGAAAATGCCGCAGAACACTTCGCGGGTTTACCCCGTCCTGCGCCCGCAGTAAAAGATCGAACTGGTATTTCCGCAGCTTCGGGGCAATCCACTGGCTCCGCGCCCGTGCGCCTGTCCGGTTGTGGGTCGCCCAATCGCTGCCCCCTTGGCCTTTCAGCCCGCTCGGTGTCAGGATGCGCCGGTCGCTCACCGTGAACGTCATGCCCATGTAGCTTCCCAATGCCACTTTTCGCCCCTCCTTACTTATCCGGCTTTCCCACCGCGCCGCTCATGTGCGTGTGGTTCACAAGGCTCACGCCGTTGATGGTGATGTCTCCGCTCGCCGCCGTGGCGTTGATCTCCGGGGCTGTCAGGCTGATTTTGGTGGGGCTTCCGATCTCCACATCCCCGGCCTCCGTCACCTTTACAGTTGCGCCGTTTATGGTGATCTCCGCGTCGCCGCCCTCCACCTCAATCTTTGCGCCTTTTTTCGCGGCGAATGTGTACTTGCCGCCCGCCGTTACGCTCAAAGCGCCTGCGGCCTCGATGCTCACAAAGGTTCCGGCCTCGATGCTCACCGTTGTCCCCGCCACGATGCCAACGCCGGTTTTGGCGTTCAGGCTCATGCTGGCGGCGCTGCTCTTGGCTTGAAACTGCCCGCCCGCCACAAGGCTGATTGCGCCTTTCGCCTCGTCGTATATCTCGCCGTTGCAGGTGCGCCCCGTCCGTCGGTTCACATACTGGGTGTAAACGCCGGTGTTCTCGTCGTAGCGCTCATAAGCCAGCCCCTTTTGTTCGGCGTACTCCTTTCGGAACAGGCCCTTGTAGCCCTCCGCCGGGGTGTTGGTCTTGTTCCACACCGTTCCGGTGGTGGTTCCCGCCGCAGTTCCGTTGCTGTTGTGGCTCACGCTCACCACCTGCCCGATGCTGGGCATCTTGTACTCGCCGTTGCTGATAGCGTTGATCTGGCGGGTCACGCTTTTCCCCCGGTCAAAGTAGGTCACCTCATAGGTTCCCGCCTTATAGTCGATGGCGCTCACGCGCCCGGTTCGGTTTGTCCCCGCCATTACTTCTTCGCCTCCTCGCTGGCGATGCAGTAGCTCGCAGGCACCCAGCCCGTCACGTTCTGTCCCACCGGCAGCTTTCCGCACCGCGCCGCGCTGTTGGTCACACGGTAGCGCCCGTTGATCAGAATGCCATCGTACAGCCAGTAGGTGCCGGTCTTGGTTCCCGCCTTGTTCTTTGCCGTGCTGGAAACATACAGCGGAGCCTTGTTCAGCGTGATCGCCTGTCCCGCCTCTCCGCCTGCCGCCGCGCTGGCTGCGCCCGCCGCCGGGCTGGTGGTAGCGTAGGTGCTGTCATAGCTCACGCCGCTGTCTGCCGTCTTTTCGTGATACACGATCTTGCCGCCCACGTCCCACGAATGGAACGTCGGGCCGATGCCGCTGCACTCAAAGTCGGTGGTCAGTCCGTTGCTGCTGACCTTGTGCGTCACCTTGTCCACAAAGTATTTCCCGTTCAGGTTTCCAAAGCCCGTCAGCGCGATGCAGTTTCCCGCGCTTACCCTCCAGTCTCCGTCCACGCCGAAGCGCAGCTTCACCGTCCCGTGGTTGGCGCTGTTCAGCTCCGCGCAGAGCTGGACGCTGGCATCGTATACGCTGGTAGCCCGCCGGTTCACGCTCTTGGTGTGCGAGCCGCCGCCCACGCTGCACTCGATGTCAATGTCCTTGTCCGCGTCCGTGTAATTAAAGTACCCGCCGGTATAGGTGCCGGACAGGGTGGCGGTGTAGCCGAAGCTCCCCGGCCTGATCTGCGAGCGGTCAAAGGTGCGCACGGCCCGCTTTGCCTTGTACTTCTCCCGGTCATACACCCACAGCCTCCGGGCGTACACTTTCAGGATAAGCCCGTAGTTTTTGCACAGGCTGTTGTAGTAGCTGCTGTCCGTGCCGTCCTGCTCGTCGCACTCGATGTCGTAGTCGTCGGCATCGTAGGTGAACGCAAGGCCGTACCGCGCGGCGATCTTTGCGCCGATACGCTTGATGCTGGTGTTCTTCCAGATCACGTCCCGCTCCAGCTCCGAAAAGTCGCTGTCGCTGGGCTTGCTCACGCCGCCCACCTGCAAGGTCGTCGGCGCGTCCGAAAAGCTCACATCGTCCAGCACGAACAACCCGCACTCCATGATGCTCCGCTGGCCCTGCCGTTCCCAGTTGTAGCCGAGAACACGCGCCCGCAGCGTCGCGCCCTTTTCCGGCATCCAGCCCAGCAGCCATTTCCTGTCCTGCGCGTTGATGGTGATGTCGATGCTGTCGCTGTTGTCCGCCGCGCTGTCGGTGTAGGTCAGGCTCTCGATGTCTCCGCCCACCTGCCCGGCAAAAGGGTAGCTGTTGTAGCGCACATCCAGCGCCAGCCGTCTTGTCTCAATCATAGCTCGCCTCGTATTTCCACGGCGGCATCAGTCCGTCCCGCTCCTCCTCCAGCGCCGGGGTGTTCAGCTCCACCCCGGCGTTGAAGATAAACGTGTCGATCTCCTGCGGATTGGCCGCCATCAGCACGTCGGCGTGGTACTCGCTGCCGTATACCTCCTTGGCGATCACATCCCATGTGTCGCCGCTCTTGGTCGTGTACATCGCGTTTCCTCCCGTCAGTATGCCGTGCGGGCCTGTCTGCGCTGCATCTGGAGATACCACGCTTCAAACCGTACCTGCGCCTCGGCCAGAGCCTCCTCCACCATGCTGCGGTCGGCACTGCCCTGAATGTTGATCACCGGCGCAAAGGTCATGCCGCCTCCGCCGCCGGAGCCGCCGCCGTCGATTTCCGCCAGCTCCACCGGCTTCACGCCCAGCATTTGCCCGGCCTTTGCCCAGATGTCCAGATTGTCCCGCCGGGCCGCCCGCTGGAAGCTGATCACCGCCTCCGTTCCGGCCTCGCCCGCGATGCTTGCGCCGTTTGTAAAGCCGCCTTGCGCAAGCATGGGGATTTCCGGGATATTGATGGAGAACGACTTGCCGCCCAGCAGCGGCACCCAGTCCGGGATGGTAATGCCGAGACTGTTGATGCCTGCGATTGCCTTGTTGATCAGGGCGATCACCGCGTTAATGGGGGTCTTGAACAGAGCGCCCAGCGTATTGAAGATGCCCACGAAGATGGATTTCACACCCTCCCACGCCATACGCCAGTTGCCGGAGAACACGCCGGTGATGAAGTTGATCACGCCCTCAAAGATGGTCTTGACCCCGTTGATCGCGCTGCTGATGCCCTCGGCAAAGACACCGATGGCGGCCAGCACCGCCGGAACCACTACCTGACCAATGTGCAGCAGCACCGTGATCACCGTCTGAATGATCGGCATAAGGAACTGAATTGCCTCGCCGATGATCTGCGCCACCGTCATGACCACGGAACCCACGCCGCTGATGATGGATGCGATGGATGGAGCCGCCGCTGTGATGGTTTGCAGAATGACCGGCACCACCGTCTGTGTGATAAAGCCGAATATGCTTTCGATGATGGGCCGCACCGTCGTCTGTGAAAAGGTCACGAGCTGGCCGATCACGCCCATCACCGATTGCAGGATGGTGGTAATGCCTCCAAAGGCTGCGCCCGCGTCCTCGCCGAACAGATTGGTGATGCTCTCCTGCAGCGGTTGCAGCGCCTTTGCCACACCGCCGTCCTCGAACAATCCCAGCAGCGCGTCCTTGAATACCGTAAACTTTTCCAGTCCCGTGTCGCCGAACACACGCTGTACGATTTTGTCCAGCCCGCCGAACTTGTCCGTCAGGATGCTCACCACGGCGATGATGCCGGAGATCACACCCACAATAGGCAGCGCCCCGGACAGCAGACTACCGAGGCCGCCAGCAATAGGGCCATAGATACTCCCCAGTAGACCGGCCCCGCCGCTGAATATGCTCCCGACAGCTTTCCCGGCACCGGAGTTTGCGATACCGCTTACCACGCCTCCCGCTTTCCCCAGCAAGCCGGAAAGACCCTGCTGGAAGATGCTGCCCTGAATGGTAGCCGCCGCTCCAATGCCCGCGATGCCCTGTCGTAGCGGCATGGTCAACTTACCCAGCGCACCGCCCGCCTTTCCCATAAGGCCGCCCGCAAATTGTCCGGCCCGGCTGTTGGCGAACATCCCGCCGAGATTTCCGAGGGACGAGCCGATGCCGCCCAGCCATTGCGCGGTCTTGCTGTTTCCGATTGCCCCCCGCAGGACGCTTCCCGCGCTTTGGTAGCCGGACAACAGCCCCGGCGTCCCCGCCGCCGCGCTCAAAAGTCCTGTGGTTCCCTTGATGCCGTTTCCACCGATCAGACTGGAGATTGCCGCCCCCAGCGTCGTGCGGAAGCCGTTGCTTCCCGATGCGCCCCGGAACGCAGAGAAAAGCCCTGCGCCCGCCGCGCCCGCACTCTTGCCGCTCTTGAATAGGCCCGCAAGTCCGCCCTTTCCGCCGGAGAAAATAGCCTCCGCCGCCGGGGCGAACTTCATGCCAACAAACGCCGCCGCCATGCCGCCCAGCACACGCACCACCTGCTCACCGTTGTTGATCAGGTAGTCAAGCCCCTTTTGGATGTGCGGCAGCGCCGTGTCCATAGCGTTTCCCAGCTTCTCCACGCCCCGGCTCGCCAGCGTTCCCAAGCTCTCTGCAAGCTGCGTCAGCTCCGGCATATTCTTTCGGACATTGTTCAGAAAGTCGATCATGGAGAGATTGAACTGTTTTTTCGCCGGGAGAAACGCATCGCCGATCTCGATTTTCAGCGCCGTCTTGGTGCTTTTCAGCATGGTCTCGATGGCTTCCGGGGTCTGCGATTTAATGTTGAACTCCCGCTCCATGCTTCCCGTGTACAGGCTTGGGTCGCTCACCATTTCCAGCGCCTTTCTGTACACATCGAGATTGTTGACGATCTTTGCGCCGCCCTCAATGGCCCATTGGCCGAACAGGGTGGACAGCGCCGCTACCTGTCGCTCCTGTGGCAGATCGTTGATGGCCTTGAAGATGGTATCCAGCGTTCCCACGCTGTCCTCCTGCATGGCCTTGGCGACCCACTCCGCGCTCATGCCCATCTCCTCGAACTGTTCTTTCTGGGCTTTCGTCGCACTTGCGCCCTTGCTCAAATTCACGATCATGCGCTTGATGCTGGTGCCGACGCGATCAGTCGATACGCCTGTTGCCAGCATGGCATCCGCCAACGCCGCCGTTGTGGCCGCGCTTACGCCGCCCACTTGGCCGAGGCTCGCCGCAGAATTGACCGCCTCCGCGATTTCCGCCGCCGTGGTCGCGCTGTTTGCGCCCAGATAGTTGATCTGGTCAAAGAGCACCATGACCTCCTCGTGGGTCATTTTCAGCGATTGCTCCCACTTGGCGGCCCAGTTGCCCGCCTGATCGGCGCTGATGTCCATGGCCGCGCCGGTCATGGCGATGTCCCGCAGGAAACCGGTAACATTGCCGGAGCTGTCGATCTTGATCAAGTCCTCCATAGACTTGCCGGATTGGCCCGCCGCAGCGGCGAGGCGTGTCAAATCCTCCTGCGTATAGGGGATTTGTGTGCTTAAATCCTTGATTGCGTCCTTCATGGCCTCGTAGTTCTGCGCGTAGGTCTTGCCGTTATCCGCCACCTTGTCGCTGATCTTTCCGGTAGCATCTGCCAGACCGTCTACGTACTTGACCACATCCGCCATGTAGTTTTCAAACTTCGCCGCTTCCTTGGTGCAGCTTGCGATGGTCGCCACAGTCGCCGTCGCCAGCGTCCCCATGGCCGCAAGTCCCGCCGTTCCGATGGAGCTGATGCTGCGGGCAAAGCTGCTGATCTGGCTCTGGCTCCCGTTCAGCGCCGCCATCAGGCTTTTGTCCATCTTACCGGCGATCTTGATGCTTAACTCTAATGTTTTATTGTTCGCCATTCCTCCGCCACCTCGCTATTCAGCTCAATAAAGTCCCGGACAGGCATTTTCAGATAGAAGTCCACGCCCGTCCGTGTCACCGAGGACAGCCGGATAGCCGCTTTCCGCAGGGCCTTGGCTCCGCCCTTTATCCGAAAAAATCCGCGTCGTTCACCGCGTTTTTCAGTTTCAGCAGCTCATACAGGGGCAGCGTGGTAAAGAACTCCTCCGGGATGCCCGTTGCCATGGCGGCGATCACGCAGGAGTACAGATAGTTGGTGCTGTTCTCCGTCACCACAAAGCCCTCGCGGGCCATGCGGTTCTCCGCCTCGCTCTCATTCAGCGTGTTCAGGTCTGCCACGCCGTTCAGGTCGATGTCCCGGTACTCCTTGCCCTTGTAATGGCGTGGCTTCTCCAGATGCATCACATGGTTTTCCGTTCTGCTCTCCACGTTCAGGTGTCTGCGCACCGCACCTGCCACGCGCTTGAAAGCGCCGCGAGGCATCAGCTTGAAAAACTCAATGGGCATTCCGGTGGCCTTGACCGCCATGGCGCGGGCAAATGCCGTCGTGGTCTCGCACAGCACCGAGGCCGCCGCCTCGCCCTCACCAAAAAGCTGCCGTTGCACGTCGATAGCGTCCTGCACGGTCAGCTTCTCCAGCCCCGTCAGGTCGATCTCTCCGTACTCCTTGCCCTCGAACCCGTAGGGCCTTGCCAGCTCCACGATGTTCTCGCTCTTTTTTGTCCCCTCGTTTGCGGTCTCCGCCGCCGTGATCTTGTCCTCTGCCATTGGTGTTCGCTCCTTTCAGCGTCGTTTCGTTGTGTGAAAACACGGCCCGCCCCCGTTTGCGCAGGGACAGGCCGTATTGTTTTGCGCCCGTTAGATCAAGCTGTTCACGCCCGCCAGCATATCCGTGCCGTTGACCTTGTAGATGCCGTTGAGCTTGTCAACCTCCAAGAGCTGCTGGCCGTCCACCTCGATCATCAGGTAGGTCAGCTCCAGCGTCACGGTGGCCTCCATGGCCTCACCCTTTTCCACCTTTCCGGGGTTGAACTTCTTCACGCGCCCGATCTCCACCACGCGCAGGCCCTTGAAATTGTAGCCGCCCTGCTTGTCGTAGACCTGCTGCGAGGCTCGCAGCGTCAGGTTCACCGTGGACAGGGGAGAGAGCATATCCATGGCGGAGCTGTAGAGCGTGTTGAACTGGATTTCCTGCTCCATGCTTTCAAACTGGCCGATGGTGGGACTGTCCAGCTCGCCGTTCACGCCCACGCCGGAAACGGTGCTGGTTTTCATGTTGACCTCCGGCAACGTCACCGACGCGGCCACGCCGATCATCTTCGTGCCGTCCAGATAGGCGTTATATTCGTTGATCTTCTCCGGGATATAATTGTTGGAAATCATCTTCTTTACCCTCCCTTATCAGTTCAGCGCGGCGGAAAGAGCGTCGGGGTCAAACTCGATGATGTCCTCGATGTCCTCCGCAGGGGTGAACGGGGTGATGTACTGGTGGAATGTGATCTTGCCGTCCAGCAGATCGGCGGTGGTGTTCTCGTCCTCGTTGAACGTGATCTCATAGCGGGCGCACACACCACGGGCCACAAAGCCGTTGCCGCGCACGTTCTCGCTGTCCACGATGGCCTCGATCAGCCGCTTGTTGGCGGGGCTGTCCACTTTCTGGAAGTAGGTCAGGATAAACGTGTTGGCCGCCCACGTCAGGAAGCGGCGGACGCTGAACCAGCGGTCTTTCGGGTCGCTGATGCCGGGGTAGGCCGCCGTGTTGTTGCCCCACAGGCGGAAGCCGTTCATGTTCAACCACGTTGCCACACCGAAGCTGTTCACGGTGTTGGCCTGCTCCTGATCAAGCACCACCTCCGTGCCATCTTCGAGGCAGGCGGCAGAAACGGCGATGGTCTTGTTGCTGGGGCTGACGTTGGGCGTGTCGTCGTTCTGTGCGTCGGTGTAGGCTGTCAGCGCCGCCGCCAATGCGCTGCCGCTGTACACCGTGTTGCCCACCTTGGCAAAGGGCCAGACTGCGTAGGCGTTGGGGTCGCTCACCGCCTGCGCCTCCTTGGTGGTCTTGACGGCGGTGTACTTGGTCGCGCCGGTGTTGCTGCTGTCGATGTCCACAACGCACACCGCGCCGAACACGCTGTTGATGCTCTTGGTCTTGGCCTGCAAGGCTGCCGCCACCGTCGCGTCCTTGCTGAAACGCGGGGCCAGCAGGATGCCGGGTGTCATGGACAGCTTCGGATAGACCTGACGCACCACCTCAAGGCCGGTCTCCTTGCCGGTGGAGCTGTCCACACCGCCCACGATGTCCGCCGCTGTCACCTTGCTGGGGTCGATCTTGTTGCCGGTCACGGTCAGGCTCGTTGCTTCCTTACCCGCGCCGGTGGAAAGCACCACGATATTCAGCGTACCGTCGTCGTTCCATGTGGTGGTGTAGTCCGTGCCTGCGGTCAGCGTGTTGGAACCACTCTTGACGGTCAGCCCCTCCAGCAGAACGCCCGTCTCCTCCAGCACCGCCACGCCGTCGTTCACCTGAACGGTTCCGCCGGTGATGGCGATCTTGTGCTTGGCAGGGTCAAGCACATTGATCAGCACCATGGGCGCGATACCCACAACGCTGAAATTTGCGCTGATGCACTCGCAGAGGGTGTAGTTGGCGAAGTCAGGCAGATAGCCCACCGCCTCCACGGCCTCCTTGTAGCTGTTCACCAGCAGAGGCACGTTGACCGCCGCCGCCGGGTCTTTGAGCATATTCACCGGGGCAGTGCCTACAATCACCTGCAAGCCCGCCGTGCCGGTGATGGGCGCGACCATGCTGGTCGCAACCTCGCTCGTGTATACGCCGTGTTTGTATGCCATAGTCTTTCTTCCTCCTTACAGTTCGGATTTGATCTTGCCGTACAGAATGGCCTCCGCCGTTCCTGCGGTCTCCAGCCGCTTTCTCGTCTCGGCAAAGCGCTCCACGTCCACCACCAGCACCCCGGCCTCCGGGTGAATGGCGATGAACGCCTCCAGCGCCTCCGGGATGCCGCCGCGAAACACCGTGTACTGCTTGGCAACGCCGCGCACCGTGGGGCCGCAGTAAACCTGCGTCACGCTCGTATTCTCCCGCTCCGTGGTGGCAGTTTCGGCAGCAGTCTCCGCCGCCGGGATGGTCTCCTCGCTCACAGCGGCATCCGCCGCCAGCTTATCGCTTCTCTTGCTCATACCAGCTCCTCCATTTCTGTGTCCTGTGTCATGGCCGGTGCGGTGCAGGTCAGCGAACACGCCCCGAAGTAGTACGGGTAGGTGTCGTCCTGCTGCATGGCCCACGCGATGGGTTTCAGCACGGTGAACGCCCCGCCGAAATACGGCTTGGTGCATAACCGCTGCACGATGTCCTCCTTGATGTTGGCAACATCCTGATAGCCCTCTCGCTCCTTGCCCTCGTCGTAGGCGCACACGATCAGGCTGAACTCAACCGCCTGCGGCCCGTCGTCGTTCTTGATCTCGCCGCCAGTCATGCGCACAACGATGTACGGGGCCGCCGCCGCGTCCGTGTCCACGTCCGCGTCATAGTCCTCCGGCACCGGCAAATCCTGCTTGAAGATTTTCAGCTCCTTGCGGCTCTGCTGGCCGTTGTATTTCTTCCCGGCGAAAAGCTCCTCCAGCGTTTCGATCAGCGCGTCTTGGCAGAGCTGGGGAGTTCGCCCGATGCCTGCGGCTCTCACCGCATCCATATAGTTCTTCATGGCTTACTTCCTCCTCGCCGCTCGCGCCAGCACCCGCTCTGTCTGCTCCATCAGACGGTCTTGCAGATATTCGGACACCTCCGGCTCCACCATGGGCCATACGGTAGAGTGCATCGCCGAGGCCGACGGGCTTCCCATCGTCACCAGCTTTTCCACCTTACCGTTTTTGTTCCGCCATCTCGGATGCCCCCGCTCCGTGACCGTGTGGCTGGAGCTGGAGCCGATCTGCCGCTGCACCATGCCGATGTGGCCGCTCTTGAACTGCACGAGAAAGCCCTTGCTCATGTTGGCATTGCCCGTCAGCGCCGCCATGGACGAGGCTTTCAGAACACGGGCTTTCACATACTTTGGCGCGTGGTGCAAAACCTCGCGCCCGGTAAAGCGTTCTGTCGGCCTGTGCTGGAAATAACCCAGATCGTTGCGCATCTTTGCGATGTGCAGCTCCGCGCTCAAGCTTGTATTGCTTGCCTTTTTCCGCTGCACAAGGTCTTTCAGGTGCCGCCTGCCCGCCGCGTTCACGGCGTACCGCGCCTTTGCCTTTGCGATCATCAGCTTGCGGGCCTGCCGTGCCGTGGCGTTGATGGCTACCTTTGCCGCCGCCGGGGTCTTTTTCTTCAAATCGCCCAGCGCCGCCGCCACGGTGTCCAGCCCGTCCACTTCGATGGTCAGGTTCCCTGCGTCATAGGTTACTCTGCTCATTGCCGCGTCCTTTCCATGGAAATGCGGTACACGCCCGCCTCCTCCTCGCAGTTGAGGATGGTGTACGACCGCTGCCGGTTTGTCCCCTTGTCCAGAACAAGATGCTTTCCTACTTTCGGCTTCGGCCCGTAGTCGCTCACGCGGATATACAGCACTGTGTAGGCCGTATATAGTCCCGTGTCGAAGTTCTGCTTGGCTCCCGCCTCCCAATGGGCGCTATGCTCTTTGAGCCGCTGATCGTCCACGATCACCAGTGCGTCCTTGCCGTCAACCGTATGCCAGTCCGCGTGTTCGTCCTGCTCAAAGAAAGCCGCGTCGATGTCCGCTGTGGCGCAGTCCTTAAAGGTGAGCGGAGGGGTAGCCCCCTCCGCTCCGCTGTATTCCTGCTTTAGCTCGAACAGCGCCATGTCAGCACACGGTCGCCACCAGCCAGCTATCCACCTTGTCGGGGATGGGCAGCGGGTGCGCCTGCAGCTCCACCATGCGGCGGTCGGGATGATGCTCCACATAGCTGCGCAGGACGCGGCTGGTCTGGGAGGTCACCCACAGGCCGGATGCGTCCTCGATGTAGGTGCAGGCACCGTAGGCCATCATGTAGTTGGGTCTGGAGCTGATCAGGATGATCATGTTGTCCGGGATAAGCGGCTTGGTCTCCGGCGCGTCGGGGTTAGTCCAGTCGTCGTAGTAGACCTCGCCGTAAACGTACATGTCAAGGCTGGGGTCATTCAGGTGGCCGAGGTACTTCACGCCGTTGGGCAGGTCGCGGGGGGCGATCTCGCCGAGGTTCATGCGGCGGTTGTCCAGCATCTTCTGCACGTTGGCATCGGCAAAGAACTTTGCCTTGGCCGTCTTGCCCATGATGATGGTGTCCACGTTGGCGAAGCCGCCGTGCAGCACCGCATCCGTCCAGTCACCAAGGTTGCCGAGGATGTCGGCCTTGGTGCCGCCCCACTTGTTGTCGCCGGTCAGGGTTTTCTTGTTGGTCAGGCCGAAGTCGATGGTCTCGTTCACACCCTCTCCCACAATGGGGATGGTGCCGGTCACGATGGCCTGCACCGCCATCCACTCCTCGCGGCGCGTGGTCGCGTCGTTCAGTGTGGCATACTCCTCCATGAGCTTCTGCGCGGCCCTCTGAGCGGGGGTCATGCCGCTGTACAGATCTTCGCCCGGCAGGCGGGTCATGAGCTGGTCAGCGGTGGTCACGTCATAGGGGTTGATCAGAGGGGGCTTGTAGCTCTCGGTCTGGTAGCCGTTGGCTTTCAACACCTTGCCGCCCACGCGGGGATGGACAAAGGCCGCCATGCGGCGGTCGCCTTTCACAAGGTCGATGTCCACGCGCTCGGTAGCGAACGTCTTGACGTTGGTGAAAAAGGTGTCGCGGAAATAGGTGTGTACGGCAGGGGTCTGTCTCACCACCTCCGCCAGATAGCGGGGGGAGTAAATGTTCACTTCGTTAGCCATATTCTTTCTTCCTCCTTACTTCAAGTAGATGCCGAGGTTGCGCAGAGGAACCTCCACGTCCGCAGCGGTGGCGTTGGCGGGCAGCACCAGCGCGTCGGCGAAGAACTCGCCAGAGAGGTACACGATGCCGTCCTCGCCCGACGCGACATCCTCCGCCAGAATGCCGTACAGGCCCGTGGTGGTCACGGTGTAGGGGGCACTGCTGCCGCTCACGCTGATGGCGGCCAGTTTGCCGTCGCTGTTGAGAACCACGGGAGCGCCGCGCTTCAAGGCAGCGGATGCCTCCTTGACCGCCGTAACGATCTCCGCATTACCCGCGATCAGGTAATCCGGCTGGGTGGAAAAGGTCTTTTTTGCCAAATCCATACTCATGTTCTTTCTCCTCCTTTACTGCTTCTTGCCCATGGACTTGATCGCGTCCATGAACTCGTCCTGCTTGCCCACACCGCCGCCGGTGCCGCCGTCGTTCTTCACGCCGCCGATGCCGCTCTTGTCGGCATCGGCCTTTGCTCCGTTGAGCCATGCGTTGCCGCTCTCCTTGGCAGCTTTCATCATGGCCACAGCGTACTCGCTGGCGCTCACCGGCTTTGTGAACTTGGCCTCGTTCGTCAGCGCCTCGCTGCCGGACAGGGCCATGTCCTCGATGTCGTGGATGCGCTGGCGCTCGTCGCTCGTCGCTTTGTTCGCCGCCGCCTCCTCGATTTCATTGACCAGTGCGGGATAGGCCCCGCGCAGGTCGTCCACGGTCTTGATCTCGTTTGCCATGTTCGTTACCTCCTTATGGCATTTGTTATTTACAGAGCAGGAGGCGGGAGCTGCCTTGCTGCTTTGTACAAAGTTGGGTGCCTTGTCGAAAGGCAGGTGTGTGTTGACGCTGTTGACGAACAGTAGCCCGTCCCGGTTTTCGATCACCGTTCCGTCCGCCTCGTCCGTCAACTCGTCGATAAAGCCGTTTTCCTTTGCCTGCGCCGCCGTCCACCAGCTTGTCTCGTCCATCCATCCGGCCACCTCGTCCTTATCTCTGCCTGTCTTTTTCACATACAGGCCCACGATGCTTTCCCGGATGGCGTTCATCGCCTCGATGTACTTCTGCAATTCCTCGGCGTTGTAGTAGCCGTAAGCGCCCATGCGCACCGGATGCACCATGTAGGTGCTGTCGTTTGCGGCGATCACCTTGCCGCAGTGGCAGGCGACGATGGTTGCCGCGCTGGCACACAGGCCGTCGATCTTCGCCGTCACCGCCGCCGGGTGCTGTTCAAGCTGGTTGCCGATGGCCTGCGCTGCGAACACGTCGCCGCCGCCGCTATTGATGCGCACCGTGATCTCGTCCAGCGCTCCCAGACCGGCCAGCTCCTCCGCAAACTGCTTCGGGGTCACCTCGTCGCCCCACCAGCTCGTCTGCGAAATGTCGCCATAAAGCAGCAGCTCTACCTTGTTTCCTGCCTGATTGCAGAATTTCCAGAATTTCTTGTTTTCGGGCATTTCTGTTTTCCTCCTATTCTCCTGCCGTCTGCGCTTTTCCGATCTTGTCCACCTCGCGCTTGCGCTTGGCCTCCGTCACGCGCAGTTTGATGTTGCGGTTGTAATCCCCGCCGGTCATTTGTGCCGTCTCCTCCTGCGCCGTGCTGAAACCGGCATCCACTCGCTTGATGGCGGCATCCACCTCCTGTACGGGGTTCAGGTTCGTCCGTGCCGGGCCGTTCCACGCGCAGGCCGTGTACGCCTTGCGCCGCGCCGGGTCGGTGAAAAAGCCCGGCGCGTGGATACGCCCACGGGCGACCGCCTCTGCGAACCACTCCTCATAGACCGGCTGGCAAAAATCGTCCGTGAACCAATCCCGCTGCATACTACAGGTGCGCCAGAACTCGTTGAGTGCGCCGCGAGCCGCCGAATAGCTGGTGGTGAACTGCTTCATCATCACTTCCGGCGGTATCTCCAGCCCCGCGCCGATCAGGCGGATGGTTGCGTTTGTGAAGTCGTCGTACCCGGTGTTTGGGTGCTTCGGGTCTGCAAACTGCACCTCTTCGCCGGGGTTCAGATCAATGATGGCCCCCGGCCCCAGCTCGATGCTGCTCTGGTCGGCGTTGTCGATCAGCTCCTCCGCCGGTATCATTTCTCCAAACGGTCTGCCGTCCGACGGGTTTTGCGACTTCACAAACACCGTGAACATGGCGCTGATCACCGCTGCCGTGATCTCCGCGTCCGTGTAGCGTCCAAGCTGTTTCAGGCTCTCCAGCACAGGGGCCAACAGGGGAACGCCTCTCCGCTGGCCTATGCGCTCGCGGCTCATGATGTGCAGCACGTTCCGCCGCCCGGTTGTATCGCCGTAGGCTTCCACTCTTTGCCACGTCAGCCCCGCCGCGTCCACGGCGCTGTTGTTGCCCAGCGGATGCCGGTTGCATATCCAGTAGGCTGTCACCATACCGTCCGCGTCGGTCTCCACGCCCTGCACGATGTTCTGTACCTCGTAGCCCTGCACCGTGCATGGCATCAGCCTGTCAAAGCCATCCGGGCTGCATACCCGGTCTGCCTCGATCAGCCGCACACGCAAGTCATACGGCACTCCCGCCTGATGCTTCATTGGCAGCAGGGCGATGGTGTCGCCGTTCATCAGGTAGCTCAAAAAGGCGAGCTGCTGGAGCTGATAGAAGTTGTCCATTCGCTCTGCGTCGCATACCGGCGTGTCCGCCCACAGGGCGAACTCCCGCACAATCTGCGCTTGCAGCTTCTCCGCCGCCGCCTCGTCCAGTCCCAGATAGTCGCTGTCGAGCTGCGGCGCAGGCATCAATCCGCCCGCCACCACGTTCGTCCGCATGGTTTTCAGCGCCGCCGTGGCCGTTGGGATGCCCATGTAAGCGTCTCGGCTCCGCTGCCGCAGAATGTCGATGTTGTCCTCGATGTCCTCCTTGGCGCTGCCGCCGTGGTACATCCAGCCTCTCATGCTCTTTTTCGTCAGGTTGGCTCCGTAGTTGCCGTACCCGCTGTTGATCACGCTCAGTGCGGCCCTCGCCGCCGCCCGCTTCGCCGCGTGGACGGGAGCCACGGCCATGATTGCCCGGTCAAGGATATTCGGTTTCTCCATGCGCTCCCTCCTCACACGTCGCGGGCCACGGCACGATAGGCGCGGTTTCGTCCGCCGTGCTTATCCTCTGCCTCTGCCTCGGCCAGCTTTCCGGCCCAGTATTCCATTTCCTCCCGTACCTGCTTCAAGTCAGCTCGCGTCAGCATACGGCTGCCGATCTGATAGCTCTGGCCGGTGGCGATGGCCTCCTCCGCCGCCAGCCATGTGTTCAGTTTCTTTTGGCACACTTCTTTCGTAAAGACTGCCAATTAAATCCCTCCTCGCCTCCGGCGGCCTGCCGGACGTTTTCTGATGGGCTTTGCGATCTCGCCCTCCTGCAAAATAGGGTTGGCGATTTCCAGCGCCGCCGTAGCGTAGTTGCGCAGGTCAAGCGGCTCGTTGCGCTTGTGCTTGCTGTCTTTCAGCTCCCACGCCACAACGCTTCTGCCCTTGCGCCAGCGCACCACCATTTTCTCGGCTGTCAGGCCGATAAAATACTGCTCGTCATAGCCCGCTTCCTCATTGAGCGGGAAGTGGCAATAGTTCGGCCCCTTGGTCTCGTGCCGCAGTCGTTGATACAGCAGTGCCTTTCCCGCGTCCACGCCGATGATGAACAGCGGCGTTTTCACGCGGTTGTTGGTGGTGGGGTTTCGGATATACGGCACATCCGCGCCGCCCTTGCCTTTGATCGACCATATCTTTCGCTCCCACCGTTCCGCCGTGAAGCGGTACACCTGATCTGTGTGGTGGCCGCCGGTGTCGATGCAGGCGCTCATGATGTGCAGCACCGTCCCGTCCTCTTTCTTGAAGCCCCCCAGCAGGAAATTATCGAGGTCTTGCCATACCTGCTCTTTCAGCATATCGCCGTATATCTTCTGGTAGCGGATGCCCCAGCTCTCCTTGCCAACGCCCCAGCCGACCACCTCTACCTCAAAGCGGTCGTCCTGCACGTCCACACCGGCTGTCAGCACCAGCACTCCCTCCGGCACGTCTGCGTCGTACAGCTCCCGCCGGTTCAGCAGTGCGGCATCCTCCACCTGCTCGCCCTGCTCCTCCCACGTTTCTCCCAGCTCCGTGTTCACCCAGACTTTCATGCCCTCCGGGTTTCCTTGATCAAGCTGTTCCTTTGCCACAAGGAATTTCTGCACGATCTCTTTCCATGAGCAGAACGTTGAGGCCAGCGTATTCAGGTGAAATCCCCGCGCCTCCGCGCCGGGGTTCTCCGGCACAAAGCGCCCGCGTTTGCTTGCCTGCTTCCACTGGTATTCTCCGTTCACTACGCCGCAGCGCTCGCACTTATACAGCACCTCGCCCTGCGGGTCGTCCTTGTCAAATACCACGTTGGCCCACACGAGGGGTTGATACTCCCCGCACTCTGGGCATGGCACGTTCCATTCCTCCCGCGTGGACTGGTTGAACTCCGTTTCGATGCGGCTCTGGCCCTTAATGACCGGCGTGGAGACGATCACCGTCTTTTTGTCCCAAAAGGTCGTCTGTCGCTTCTGGGCCAAGGATAGCGGGTCGCCCTCCGTTCCGGCGCTGGCCGGGTAGCGGTCAACCTCGTCCGCCAGCAACACCTTGATGGGACGGCTGGCAAGGCCCGTTGCGCTGTTCGCGCCCACGATGGTGATGTGGCCACCGGGGAAATTCTTCTTCATGATGGTGTTGCCGGAATAGCGGCTTTTCACGTCGATCTTGTCCCGCAGCTCCGGCGTGTCCCGTATCATTGGCGCGAGCCTGTCTTTGGAAAAGGTCTGTCCCATGTCCAGCGTCGGTTGCATCACGAGGATGGGAGCCGGGGCGTAGTCCATGTAGTAGCCCAGCGGATTGAGGATGAAAGCGTCGGTCTTGCCGATCTGCGCCGCGCTCATGATCACCACCTTGCGGATGTGCGGGTCGCCGATTGCGTCCATGATCTCCCGCTGGTATGGTGCCTTGTCCGTGTGCCAGCGCCCCGGCTCCGCGCTGCTCTCCGCCGACAGCACCCGGTATCGGTCTGCCCACTCCGAAAGCGTCAAAGCCGGGGGCGGTTTCAGCACCGCCGCGCACCGTGCCAACAGCTCCAGCGTCGGCTTTGGCAGATCAATGATCTTTCGCTTTTTCATCGCTCTGCTTCCCCTGCGGCCAGTAGCGCTCATATTCTTTTCTCACGCAGCGAGGGAACATACACAGCACCTTGTCCTCGCTGGTCTGCACCCGCCACACGCACCCGCTACATGGGTGTTTCTTTTTCTGCTTCTCCATCGTCCTCACCGTCCTCCGCCGCAAAGGCCACCCGGTAATCGCTCATTTCCTCCAGAATTTCCTCGATGGCCCCTTTCAGCTCGTCGAAGATACCCGTCTGATCTCCGCCCATGGTGGACAGGGTGGGAGAGAGCTTGGCGGGCAGCGCCAGAAAGCGGCTGCGGATGTTCAGGAACATGGACTGGATGCCCCGCTCGATGTCCGCCGTGCGGTGTACCTCACCCCGCCGCAGGTCGTTTTCCATTTCCGCCGCCTCACGCTTTGCCCGCGTCAGCATCATGCGCTCGTTTGTCAGCGTTTCCTTGCCCGCGCCGCCGATGTAGGTGATGTACCGTGCCACTGTTGGCTGTAACTCGTAAAGCCCCGGTCGGGCTTCCACGATCACGCCCTCGTCCCGAAGCTGGCGCACCCGCCGCTCCGTCAGGCATAACCACTGGGCCACTACTCTGCTTGTGTAGAGTGTCATTCCATCTACCGCCCTTCCTCCAGACGAACCGCTGTGAAGATTGCCACAATCGCCGTGACCAGCATACCCAGCATTTCCAACTGCGTGACTGCCAGAAAGCAGCACACCGCTGTCCATCCAGCTATGACCACCGCCGTCGGCACAATCCCCCACGGATGCGGAACCGCCAACGCTCCACCCAGCAAAGCCGCAGCCAGCAACACACCGCCCAGCAGGATTGTTAAAATGCTTTCCATTATGCCATCTCCTCTGCGTCCTCTCCATCCGTTTCCGGGTCTGGTACATCTACCGCGCCGGTGGCCCTCATACGCAGCAGCTCCAGCTTTTCCCGCTCCAGCGTCATGCGCTTTTCGCTCTCCTCCAGCGCCCGCAGGCTGTCCGCGATCTTGGCGATGCGGCCCTGCACCTTGTATATCGCCTCCTGCAATTTCAGCACACGGCTGAACGCGCTGTCTTTGCTATACATTCCCATGCTCTGTAAGGCACCGTCCTGCTTGCCCTTGCCGCGTCCGCCCGGCACCCTCATGTCCATTAGGCTGTTGATGTACAGGCTGTCCTCCGGGGCCGCCTCATACTCCGCGATTTTGGCGAGTATCTTATGCTCCCGGAATTTCAGGATTTGCATTTCATGCTCCAGCGCGGCGCGGCTTCCCAGCGGCGTTTGCTGTACGATCTCCCGCTCCGCGTCCGAGAGCATATCAAAAAAGACGGTGCTGTACGCTCCGTCCTTTTCTGCGTTCTTATTTCCCGCCGGTGCGCCCGCATGGCTTCCGGCAGCGTTTTTCTTTCCTGCGCTGTTTCGGTTTCCCGGTTGACCGCCCCGCCGCTTCTTTGGCAGAGCTTCATCCCACTTGTCCGCTGCTTTCCAATTCCGCAGGGTTTGATAGCTCACACCCTGCTCCTGCGCCAGCTCCCGCAGGCTTACTTCCTCGCCCGCCGCCTTGCTGGCGATGTATGCAGCCTTGGCGGTGTTGCGCTTCTCGCTCCGCTTCGGCATTTCACACCTCCAGATAGTCGTGCATCCCGCCCGGCCTACGGAAATACCCCGCGTAGGAACGCAGGGCTTCGACCGGCGCAGGACGCACCAATGGCAAAGCCCGCAGCGTTTCCGCCACGGGCTTTATTCCACGCTATGATATTATCACGAAAAACCTGCGGAAGTTGCTAATCCCGAAAAATTTTTCGATGGTTAGGAAACGCAGTTATACGATGCCATTCCCATGGTCACCGTCAACAATGTGTTATCGTGGTTTTTGTCGTTCAAAACCTGTATCTGTACCATGTAGTCCCCGTACCCGCTGGCCGTCAGCAGCTCTTGCAGGCTATCCGAGGCTTGCATGGTTGTGTATACGATTTTATCCCATGCCTCTTTCGCGTCCTTGTCACCGGTCTGCGCGAGCATAGCCGTCTGTGCCAAGCCCTCCTGCCACACGTTCACGGTGTAAACATACCCATCTTTGCTGATGGTGCAGTCGTCGCCAAAGCCGGAAAGCGCAGTCTTTAGTTTCTCCCGCAGCTCCTCCTCGCTGATCTTCTCAACGGTCTCCGCAACATGGGATGTGTATTCCATCGACGCGGCGATATAGCTGTAGTCTCCGTCCTTTTCCACCAGCGCACCACGCATGGCCTCGCCGGACACGCCCACGATCTCCTGCACCTGTTGGCTCTGCTCCGCCGGGAACATGACCACGCCAAAGCGGTATTGCCCCGTCAGCATCTCTCCGTCCTTTGTGAATGGCGCGGTCTGCGCTTTGCCGTCTTGCACTGTGATGGTCTGCGTCTCCACATAGTCCTCGCGCCCGCCCGCCAGTTCGCCATTGTAGGAAAGTTCTGCGCTCAATTTTGTTCCGTCCGGTAAGCTGGTCTGCACGGTAAATACTGGTTTCCCGTCCTCACCGCCCACGGCAATATCCATAGTCACATCAATATGCCGGATACCCGTATAGGCGTAATACTCAATGGCGATCTTTGTATCCGGCTTCCACGTGTTGGCGCTGTTCCAGCTTGTGTTCGAGCCGATCTTCACCGAGATAACGCTGTCTGCAAGAAATTCCGTTGCCGTTTCCTGCGGCTTTTCCTGAATGTTGGTGAAGCCCGCTTCTGCCAGTTGGCTTTTGACGACCTCCAACTCCATCCCCTTGCACTTTCCGCTTTCAAATGGTGCGCTGATCTTGTCGCCTGTGTCCCCGCCGCCGCATCCGGCCAGCAACACGCACAGCGCAACGACCGCCGCCATCACCGCCAGTCGCCGCAGGCTCCACCTCCGCCCGTCTTTTTCCATTGCCATTTTCTTTCATCCTTTCTCAGTTTTTTATGGTTTGAGCTTGTTTAAGCTGGTTTGAGCCGGTCGCTCGTCCCGGCCAGCTTACGCCTATTCAAAAAACAACTCAGCTGCGATACAGTCTGCCGCCTCACATTTGTGTGTCGCGCCCGTGTCCGCGTTTCGGCATATTGTAAATCTTTTCTACTTTTTTCTCTGCTTTCTTATATTTTGTAAATCTTTATTACAAGATTATCCATAAAAAATGGTATTGTCAAGCAGAACAGGAGGGACGGCTTATGAAAATATATGATTACTCCGGGCGGGCCAATATCTCCGGCGACCGAATACATCAGGCGCGAACCGCCCAACGCCTATCCCAAGATGTCCTTGCCGCCAAGATGCAGGTCTATGGTGTTGGTCTTGGGCGAGAGGCAATCAGCCGCATTGAGACCGGCGACCGTTTCGTTACCGATTATGAGCTTGCCATCTTCGCCCGCGTCCTCGGTGTTTCCCTCGTATGGCTCACCGGCGATTTGGAACAGAAAGAATAATAGCGGAGCTGCCAACAGACTGTAGGCAGTCCGCTTTTCTATTTCCCGTCGCGTCAGCGCCGTCCTGCTCTCCATCTGACCATTTTCGTGATGCCACGAAAATGATACCCGCCGCCAGACGCTTCACCGCCGCCGACCTCTGCGCAACCCGCAGCCTCTCGCGCATACGCGAGCGCCCGCCCGTTCCATATTACAGCCGCCCGCCGTTCTCGCCATCAGCCGCCGCATAGGCGGCTTCTTTTTTGCCCAAAACCGCCCCGTTTTCTTCCTCTGTCGCATTTTTGACCCCGCCAACTTTTCCCGCCCCGGCTCCCCGGAAGCGATTTTTTGACCCCTTACCTAAAAAAATTTTGGGCTTCCGAACCCGCAAAGGACGACTGCCGCGCCGCCAGTACCTCGCGCGGGCGCGTTTAGAATTTCGCGCGGGCCTGCGCGTCGTGGTATCTTCGCGGGCGCGGGCGTTTGGTATCTCCTGCGGCCTGCTGGCTGGCGGCGCTGTCGGATGGCTGGCCTCTCTGGCGGTGGATGGCTCGCGCTGGCGCTGCGCCTGTGCGCCTGCGCGGCATGGTATTCCTGCGCGGGCCTGCGCGTTTAGTATCTCCCGCGCCTGCCCGGCTGGCGGCGCTG